CAAAGACTGTGCCTCCGTTTCAAATACCACTTTCCTACTATCCCATCTCGACACAATCCGAATTGTCATACTATCACCTTTGTATTGTTGAGCATGAACGTTCTCTTTTTCGGTACTTCTTTTAATACTCTGCTCTTCCATTTTTTCCAGTCTTTTATTGTCCACCTCCTTTATTGACCGAATTGATAATCTTCGTAGTGCTCAGATCATGGGTATGTTCAATAAACTCAATACACCCCCCATACAACTCCACAGTTTTGCGCTCCGGTATCTTCTTGTCTTCCCAGTCCTCTCCTTTCACATGGTAGTCAGGATGAAGGAGAGCTATCAACTGCATCGGCAGGTCTCTCTCAAAACAATCATCCCCGAAGTACGTCACTATATCTACGTAGGGTAGCTTATCAACCGTGAAGGCGCGTACCTTCCAAGGCATAATGGGCCTGCCTTCGCCTTTGATCCTCTTGACACTCTCATCCGAATTGATAGCCACAATGAGGACATCACCCAACGCCTTTGCTTGTTGAAGGAAATAGATGTGTCCAGCGTGCAGCACATCGAAACATCCGTTTGTGAATACGATGGTATATCCGAACGGAGGTCGGCGTTGCTCTCTGACTATATCAAGGAGATGTTGTCGGTTTGTGATTATCATGTCAATCCTCCTTATCATAATAACAATCGTCGTCTTGGTCCATCCACTGTGCATTTGATGTCCTGATCCGCAGGTAAGCAAGTCAATAGCATCATAGTCACCTTCTTTGTTGCCTCCCGCATCACAATTCCGGTCGGTGAGTTCTCATACATAATTCGTTCAAGACTTTGCATCATTCACCCCCTTACGAAACGCACGTACTTGTTGATGGCTCCGTTAGTCACAACAAGACCATGCCATGTTCTGACTTCAACCCCGTTCCGGCGTGTCCGTCTGACACGGACAGCCCTTGTTGCTTTGCTGTCGTTCTTCATGCTTTATCTTCCCCTTTCGTGAACTCAGCAATGAGTTCGTCGTTTTCACCCCCATTGCTCCCGCTTGTACGATACACACGGACAACATCTCTGCCGTCTATGTGATCGCACGTTACTAGCGCTCCGATATTCCAACCGCGAATGTGACCCCAAATGCCGGAGGACTTTGAGCCTTGGCGTGAGGCCAAACCACGGTTACCTTGTATCTCTGCGTAGAACTGACTCATCTTACTTTACCTCCTTTTCGTTTCAACTATTCGTGTTCGTATCCCACGTCTGCGCTGATATGCCACGGCATATCTCCATGCAGCGCAGAGACTTACAAATACCGTGGGAATCTTATACGTTCCTACTTGGACTTGATATTGTTTCATCTTGATTCTCATGTATGCTTATCACACAAGCATATCCATCAGGGTCGTGATCCAGACGATCCACACTCACTCCTTCAATATCAATCGAAGATAATTACTTTCACGCCTGTGTCTCTATGTGAGACATAAGCCACCCCGCCTGACACTTCAATATGGACTTCTTTCATGTTTATTCCTCACACTTCCATAGCCCGAAGTCACTGTTATCATTGGTTCCCCAATAATAACCTTCAACTCCACAATGCTCGTTCATATATTCCTCAGCTTCCGTCCATGCTTCGTGATAGATGTCAGGGTGACAATCCTTATCACCACAAGGACAATCTTCATCATGGTGACAGGGAATGGCCGGCCCTTTCCATCCTTCACTCTCTGCTATTGCTTGGACGTGTTCGCCAAGATATATCCCACGAGCACTATCACCGTAACATCCTGGCTCATAGTCCATTGTTCATACCTCCAATATAGTTCGCAAACGCCCCCAATCTCCGACACCATTTGAGGATAAGCTCTTCTGAAGGTTCCTGTCTATGGACCTTTCGATAGAGAGCTATCACTCGTTCCAGTTTTGTTTTCTTCTTCATTCTTATTCACCTCCTTTCAAATGGTGGTCCGCCAACTGCCGCCGCCGCATCTCCGCGTCGTCAGGTAACGTCTCGTCCTTGGCTGGACACGGATGTTGCCCCAGCCAGAGCCGCACCTCAGCCAGATCCTCGTTGCTCATCTGCCTCGCAGCACATAGCCTCACGACGATTGCCGCCGCAGACGGGGGCTCACCGCCCCCGAACTCGGTAATTGGCACCCTGTCCGCCGGGCCATACTCTTGGCCGTCAATCAAGCATACTCCCAGGCCATAATGACTTGCCGGGTGATCCGTCGTGATCTGACACTTGTCCGCCTCGTATCCTAGTTGCACCCTCATCGTGTCCCCTCCTTTTGTTCATCTCGATGGCGGTTGCAATGACCTCCACCACAGAATAACTGATGATCTCCCATATACATACAGGGGGCTTCATTGTCGTCTGTGTCAGGCATTTCCCCTGACTCAAACAATTCTGTGACTTTGGCTAACATTCCGCGGCACGCCTCACACAGCCATATATAACTCTCCGGCCTCTCGAATTTCATCCTGATTCACCTCCTTTCGATTGTATTTCCGACCATGACCAGACCATGATCGGAAGCACAATCCCAAGCTCTTGCGCTGTGATTAGCTATCCGCTGTAAATAGATAATCCGAATTATCTATTGTAATTCGGCGTATCCGGTTAGGAGCACAATCACTTGGATCATACCGACCTCAGTTCCCCAGGGTTCAAGAGGCCCACGGAATAGAGGTCTTGTGCATACGTGAAGGGAATGCACCATACGTTGATCCGCTCAAGTTCACGTTGAAAGCGGGCTTTTCCTGTGTCGAACAGGCATCGCCAAACATCAGCGACGGTTACGCGCTACCTGCCATACCTACGTGGCAACATGCCGGCCTTTGCCCTCGGTCCACGGATACTTCCGGCGTGGCTTTATGCGCTTGTCCCGTCCAGTAATCCTGCAAAAGAACAACGCCTTCTGAGATCAATAGATAACTGCGGTTATCTACTTGCAAGAAACGTCTTGCGGCGTATCGGGAATAGCGGCGTGTCTATTCTCCGTCTTCTATCATATAGTATAACACAATATCGGATATTTGTCAAGAGGGGTTGAAAGTTTTTTTGCGTGGTGAGGACAAAAAAAGAGCGCGGTATTGAACCGCGCTCTTTACATATTGCCTGCGTCCTGCTGTTTTGCGTTTTGTGTATTATGCCGCTACGCGCTTAGTGCTTTTGTGATTTTTCTCTACCAGCGCGATCGCGGTTTTCAGGCTCTCCCTCACGGCCCGCGCTCCAAATCTCGAAACGAGATTAGACAAAGTATCAATCAAGTTGTCCTCTGTCATGGTCTCGGATTCAAGTTCCACGGGAGTATCTGTCTTTTTCTTCGTTGTCCGCGGTACTGGAGGCCGTTGTTGCGGCAGATTCAGCGAGGCCGCGGCCTGGGACATATATACTTTAACTGTGTCCCAGTTCAGTGCCTGCTTGTCAGCTTCGGCATGTATGATGCTGCTGACAACTCTGCGAGCCTTCAGCAGTTCTGCGCGTTTGGCCTTTGCGATCGGCTTGCCGACATACGCTACGATCAGTTTACGGTACGATGTTCGCACCGCTGTTTTGATTGTCCGCGCGTGCCTGGCAACGGCCCGCACAAATGCCTGAGCATATGGCACGAGCTTTGCCGTTTTTGATTCCACGTCCTTGTTCTTCATTGTATTCATGTCCTCACCTCTTTTCTTCGCAAGGACGCAGGCAAGATGACGTTCACGGCCGCTCCGCTACTCCGCTTTCGCGCGAGGACCGCTACTTGTGTTTGTCAAAAACCCGATTCCTATCATCTGGTAGTATAGTATCACATAGTATCGGAAGGTGTCAACCTTTTCTGTGAAAAAAGTGATAGATAATTGCAGTTATCTATGAGTGAACTTGAGTTCATTATTACGCAAGGAAGAGAGATTATGTGAGGCCGCGGGGAAGAGCAGGGAGAGGTTCAAATCCCCCTTGCGGCCCGGTCCATTTTGTAAATGTTTACATGTAAACGTATACATTTGTAAACGTAAGATGTAAACGTTTACATACTGGTCAGGCAATGCCGGTCGGAAGGACTATCAATTCTTTATACAGCAACGAACACACTAAGGCCCCCCACCAACCAAAAGGGAAGTACGAAAGCGGACGGCGGCGAGGAGAGGTGACGGACCCACACACACACACACCCACACACAAAACACACCCTCCTCCCCGAAAAAGTTTCCGAGAAATTTCCGAGAAATTTTCTGGAAATTGCCATAAATATATTGGAAAGAAACCCGAAGGAAAGTTTCTTTCCTATATATAGGGAAACTTTTTGGGAAATTCCCTGTAACCTTCTGCCCCTCAACGAGTTACAGCGAAATCAAGAATTTCCCGGAAACTGAATTTGGACACGAATTGAAAAAAAGGGCAAATTTCTTGGAAAAACGCTTGACTTTGAGGACGAAAAATGGGATTTTCATAACAGATTTCCGAATGCAACCCTCTCTTTCATAACCAGGCAGCGAAGGAACGCGAGCATGACGAAAGCAAAAAAGCGCAAAACAGACGAACCCGAATTCGACGATCTTTACCCTCTCTACAAATTCTCTGCCCTCAAGGACTTCACCCTAAACCCGAAAACATATATCGCGGGTAAAGGGTTCCTCAAGGAAGGTGGAGGGTGTCTTCTGATAGGCTCGACCGGAATGGGCAAATCCGTACTGGCTGAACAGATCGGGATTTCTGTAGCTGCTGGAAAGAACATCTTGGGCAAGATCACGGTCCCCCGGCCACGGAAAGTGCTCTATGTGCAGAGTGAAAACGCCATAGACATACTGCACAAGGATATTCCCTCTATCGTCAAACACATAAAGGCCAACGAAAAGCTGGTAGAGAAGAATTTCGACGTGAGATATATGTTCGGCCTGACGAATGAGGAGTTTGGAGCGTACATTGAAGAGGATGTAAAACGCTTCAAACCAAAACTCCTGATCGTGGACTACTATGAGAGTTTTGTTGATGGGGATATAAACCTGTCAGCTACCTTCAGGAGATGGGTCAATCCCATAAGCGAGGTGATAAAGGATTGTGAATGTGCTCTCCTTCTGGTCAGTCATACCTTCAAGCCCAGGGACACCTCTGATTGGGACTGGCGATACGGGATCTATAGAGCGTCGGGTTCTGCGGCCATAGCGAATTGGGCTAGAACGAGTTGTGAGCTTACCCCCGACAAAGACAACCCAAGACGTTTCCGGCTTTCCTTCAGTAAGAACTCCAGTTGGACGGGCATGAGAAATGGGCAAGGGGGTATCCTGAAGGAACTGTGGGTGGAACACTCCCATAATCCTGAAACGCCATACTGGAGTCTCGCGGAAGACCAGTCACCGGGGTTGAAAGTGAACCTGGATAACATTGTTAGGGATTGTGCTCTTCAACACATGACCTGGAACCAGAAAATGATCGCGGAGCATTTGGGCCTCAGTCCGGCTACTGTGAGTAAGCACATGCCCAAGACCTTAAAAGAGAAGCGAAGGAAGATGAGAAAATGAACAACCCACTCACCCCGTATCGTGAGGTGCGGGGACGCTCTTCGTCAGCGTTCGCGCGAGTGGGTTGTTCTCTTTTGGAGGAGAAGTGAGAGGGGACTACTACGTTGTATGGCAACCCATCCAGTAATCTACCTACGCAGACCGAAAAGACGGCAGGCTCCTCACACGGAAAGGTCAAGGCTGCTACGGAAACTTCTTCAGGAGCTAGGACCGAATGAAAGTCTTATCGTCAAAGGTTGGTTCAAAGCCGAAGGTTTCCAGGGAGCGAGCCAAGAAAAGTCCTACCTCCAGAACTGGCTCAAAAAATACTTCCCGAAAGAAAAGTTCTATCTCGGTCTCCTCCCCCCGCAAGCGGGGTCGAAGAAAAGGCGTTGGAGAATCTGTCGAGACAAAACTCAAAAGGGCCAGGGGTAGGCGGCTGTGGGGGATGTATAAGGACAAACGGGTGTTCAAGAAATACTTGGAGGGTTTGAAGGACGCCCGCGAATTCATGTCTGAGGGTAGGATTCATTTTCTTCAATCTGTGGGAGACTCGTACCGGAAGGCGATTTACCGGCATTTCAAGGAAGTTGACCCTGAAGGCTACAAGGAACTGATGGTGTACCGAAGGGCTTTGGCAAAGGCAAAAAAGAGGGAAAAGGAAATTCCCCTCAAGGACACGTTGGATGAGACGAAGGTTGAGATAGCCCAAGCTCATTACGAGGAAGAGGGGATCACCAAAACCCGCTTCATTCCCTTCGAGGGGATTCTGGATATTATCGCTGTGCTTCGGGCAGCGGGTTACTCGATCAAAGAGGTCTGCGCGAAGCTGCGGGTGGAACCTCAGATCGTTCAGAAAGTCACTCAGGCGGATGTAGCCCGGATGCGAAGGCGGCTGCCGGAGGCTATCACAATGGCTGCCGATAAGAAGGTAATGTTCGATTTGGCTGAAGGGGAGGTTGACAAAGACACGGAGCGTGCAGATCGGATAGCAGCCCGGAGAAGGAAACAGGCTTTGGAAGAGTGGGACAGAAGCGAAGGGAGAAACAAGCCGACTTTGCCCTCAGAAGCGAAACAGATTAGAAGTGACCATGAGACGTTCTTTGATGTGAAGGAGGGGAAATGAAGAAATGGTTGTGTGATGCTTACTTGGGGCCGGATGTTGCTGTGCGGATATATGTGACGGATGAAGGGGATCAGGGATCTTGTAGTTGTCCTTATGCTGGCAAAAAGATGAGTTGGCATGTTTGTGTAGGTGTGGGGAGGAGTTGGGGGGAGACGTTTATTACCTTGCTCCATGAGCTTTTTGAGACTGCCGCAATACTGCAGAAGGGTTCTTTTGTCCCTGACCATGCTTGGGGGGACAAGAGCGACCGACGGTTATTTTTGTTCGGGCATGGGGATTTTGAGGAGATGTGCGCTTGTGTCGGAGACGTTCTCTTGATTGTGGCACCAAGGTTGGAAAAGGCTTGGAGAGAATTCCACAAGTCTAAGAAAGAGAAAAGGAAGAAGAAGAAAAAGAAATGAGCTATCTAGTAACAGGTGGAGCAGGATTCATTGGATCGAGTCTTGTCAGGCGATTGGTTGAGGTGGGTCATAGCGTGCGTGTGCTGGATAACTTCGCTACGGGTTCTGTGCAGAACATCAGCGATGTGCTTGACAAAGTAGATCTCATTGTGGGTGATGTGCGGAACGCTACGGTTGTGGACAGGGCGATGGAGGGAGCAAAGCATGTTCTTCACCTTGCCGCTCTTCCCTCAGTAGTAAGATCCGTGTCGTATCCAGTTCTCACCAGTGAAGTCAATGTTCTGGGTACGCTCAACACGCTTGAAGCGGCGCGAGGGGCAGGCGTGGAGACGTTCGTGCTGGCCTCATCCTCATCGGTATATGGTAATACACCTACCTTACCGAAAACAGAAGAAATGTCTCTTGCTCCTCTGTCACCCTACGCAGTTCAGAAATTGGCTTGTGAGCATTATTGTAGGGTGTATCATCAGTTGTTTGGGCTTCGTACCTTCGTGCTTCGATACTTCAACGTATATGGGCCACGGCAGAATATCTGTTCACAATACGCAGCGGTCATACCCATATTTATCGAGAAACTCCTCAACTACCAATCTCTTGTTATTCATGGTGATGGGGAGCAGACTAGAGACTTCACTTTCGTGGATGATGTTGTTGAGGCCACTATTCGTTGCTGTGAGGTTCCGAACGCTAAATGCGGGACGTATAACATTGCCTGTGGCAGCCAAGTTTCTGTCAACCAGCTTGCTGGTAAGCTCATTGACTTGATGGACAGTAGTATCAAGCCTATCCACGATGATCCACGTAAAGGTGATGTGCTTCACATGCAGGCTGACGTGTCAAAAGCGTGTGAATATCTCAACTGGCAGTCTCGAATATCATTCGATGAGGGACTCAGGCTTACTCTTAAATGGTTTGCGGGGGAGGGAGGAAAGAAATGAGAATCATCATGCCGGACAAACTGATTAAGGCTGACTCCTATTACTTCAAGCCTTTCTGTCGGTATATCGTCTCTGATTATGAATTGGACACTCTCCTCAAGTTCTCTCCGAGAACGAATTGGAAGTGGAGTTCCTTCAACGCATGGGAGCGTAGGTATAGTGGTCAAGACCTTAATGGGAAGAAAGTTTGTGTCTACCGGCATAATGCTTGGGGAGATCAGCTTATTGCTTCTGCTATCCCCCGGTACATTAAGACGCTTTATCCTGACGCGACAGTTCACTTGTATTGTCACCCTCATGTGATGGCTCTTTGGTTGGGGAATCCCTACGTGGAGGGAAGCGCGATTTCTCTACCGATCCCATTTGAGGCCGCGATCAATTATGATTATCAAGTCTTCTATGAAGGGATGCTGGAAGGAAACAGTGAGCCGGACCAACGGTGTTGTTACGATGATATGTTTGGTTGGATCGGGTTGGATGATGTTCCGACGTGCTACAAGCGGCCTTGTTTCTTTCCGAGACCAGAAGACTATAAGTATGTGAAGAAGTCAGGGATAGACCTGAAGAAAAAATACATGGTCTATCACATGGCCCCTGACAATGAGAACAGGAGCTATCCCCCGAAAAAGAGTAAGTTGTTCATAGAGAAATTTCTGGCGGCCTTTCCTGTTTTCAATGTGATAATTGTAGGGATGGACAAGCATAAGGAGTACGAGGAAATTCTTGAAGTCTTCCGTTACGACGAGCGTGTGGTGAATCTGATTGATAAGACTCCGAACTTCCGTGATGTCTTTCCTATCATAGAGAGAGCCTCACTCGTAATTTGTCCTGACTCCGCAGTAATGCACATGGCGGCAATCTTCGATCAAGTGCCTGTGATTTCGCTGTGGGGTCTGTTTGCCCCTCACGATAGAATAGCGTACTACCCAAACAACTTTCCTCTTTTTCATCCTGAAGCCTGCCCTCATGCCCCTTGTCGAGATCACAATTTCTTTTTGCCTTTAGAGAACTGCAAAGACGCTACCGAGCATCGGGACAAAGAGAGAATCAAATGGTGTTGCGCTCTGGACGCGATTACGCCGGAGGAGATCGTGGAGAGGGCGAAGGGGATCTTGGGATGAGGCATATAAGCAGGCTTACGGGTAAGCCTCTCAAGTTCAAGACGAAAGAGCAGTATGAAGCTCAGTTGAAAGAACTTCGAGAGAAGGGTCTGGTTAAAAGGGAGCGCAGTCGAAAGACTCGTCGTGACATTAGACGTGACCGATATTGGAAGTCTGTTCATAGCCCTCTCACGCTCCCTCCTCAACGTTTCACGCGAGAGCCTGCCGCAAAACCTGAAGGCCATGTCAGGCAAGTCTTCAGCATAATCCAGCCTACGAGACAACGGCCTGCTCCTTGCCGTCAATGTATGTATATGTGGATGGACTACTTCTCGGAGCACAATGAGCTTGAATATGTCCTTTCAATAGACACGGATGATGCGAAATCCTACATGCCTGTGATACAAGAGATGTTGGGCCAAGTGAATCTAAAAGTCTCAATCATGGAGAATGAGAATGTCGTGCAGGCTCTTAACGTGGGCGCGAAGATCGCTAAAGGGGACATTCTGCTCTACGTCTCAGACGATTTCGAGTGTTTTTCAAATTACGATTTGAAGATACAGGAACTTGTGAAGGGGCAGGGAGATGATTGGTTCCTTCTAGTACATGATGGAATTCAAGACAAGATTGCCACACTTCTGATTGAGTCTCGGATGTACTACAGTCGTTTTGGGTATCTCTACTATCCTGAGTATATCTCGATGTTCGCAGATCCCGATGCCACGGAGGTTGCTCATCGGTTGGGCAAGCTCATAGACGCAACTCATGTTACCTTCAAGCATGACCATCACTCAATAGGGGGATTCATGGCTGATGGAGTAACTGCGAAGCACGAGAATCCGCAAACGTGGGCGCATGGAGAGAAGTTGTTCAACGAAAGGAAAGCGAGGAACTTTGATCTGCCATGAGGAACTATACAGCTTACTACATGGTGATTCGAGATGAGTTTTGCTTGATGGAATCTTGTGAGTCTCTCTATGCACAAGGAGTGAGAGGTTTTTTCTTCCTTACGCCGGAGACGTATTGGGATGGGACTCCAGCTTCGGTTTCAGACATACAATCAATAGAGAAAATTTTCAGTAAGGTTTCTGGTTGGACTGGCGTGCGGGCAAAGGTGCTTCAAGTGAACCCTAAGATGTATCCTGCTCCTACTTACTTGGAGACGGAAGGAAAGATTCGGAACTTCGGGATGGAGTATTTAAGTCAGAGGGAGCATATCCTTATTGTTGAAGCAGATGAGTGGTGGAGACCGGGAACTCTCAAGAGGTTGGATGATTTCATCACGGCTTCTGGAGCAACAACGGTTTCTCTGAGGTCTATTCCGGTCGCAGGTTTCCCTGGCTACCCTCTTATCGCAGAGCAAGAAGGGTTACTCGTATATGTGAAGGCCACAGAGAGGTTCAAGAGTGGTAGGTGTCCCAACATTATTCCTAAGACGTTGCAGGACTACTTTGGGATTTATCACTTTACCTCAACACGCCGGACGATGGTGGAAACTATCTACAAGCATGAAAAGTCGAGTCATTATGATGACCCGAACTACGCTATGGACAAGTGGTTGAAAGAGAAACTTCCGAAGATAAAGCCTGGGGAGAAAGATTGCCATATGTTCAAGAAGTACCAAATCTGGAAAGAGGCGCGGCATTTCTCTGAGATTGAGTGGTACGAGATATTGCCGGACAGTTTGAAACCTTTCTTGGGAAAACCTGGGCAATGAAGACACCTTGGCCTGAGAGAAAGCGTGAACAATTTGAAGACAAGTACGGTGAGAGGATTATGGAAAATTTTAAGGACTATGAGTTCTAAGTGCGTCGTCAACTTCGCGTGTCCGGGGCGAGAACGTTATCTGTTGGGGCAGGAGCGTTTGAAGAGGTCTCTCCAGACTCAGAAGTACAAAGGCCACTTAATCTTCTACACAAACAGCTACCCTCCCAAATGCCCCCCTCATCACCAAGTACCTTATGCGTTCAAATGGTACGGGCTACAAGATGCTTTCAACAGGGGGTGCGATCTTGTGTTGTGGTTAGATGCGAGTGTGGTTGTGCTCAAGCCAATGACTTCTTTGTGGGAAGTGGTAGAGAAGAGAGGGATACTGCTTTTCGACAATCCGGGTGTCCCTGCTCATTTCTTCACGTCTAAAGATTGTCTTGATAAGTTGAAATGTTCTCTTGAGGAAGCTCAGAAGATCAATCAGGTGGTAGGTGGGGTAGTAGGTTTCAATCGTAATCACCCGGACGCAAGGAACGTCGTGGACTGGATGCTTAATCTCAGTAGGGATGGAGTTTCCTTCCAGGGAGGTTCTTGTACGAGTCCTCATCCTAAGTTCATTGTGCATAGGCACGATCAGAGTTGCTTGTCCATAATTTCGCATAGAATGAAAATCAAGAGAGAACCTTTCGAGTGGGTGAGGTATTCAAGTAGCGTGATTGGTAAGACAATACTAGAACTGAGAGGTATGTGATGAGAGACCGTAACCGAAGAAGAAGAAAAGTCAAACGTGATCCATCGAGGAGGCCACCTACCGTACAAGTCAAATCTGGAAAGTTGGTTGCGGTTGTAGCTGTGACAGATTCTCCTGTTGCTGAGATGTGCTTGAGAACGTTTCCTTCATTATGTGATGCGATCTATGTCCAGTTCGATCCGTTCACAGGCACGCAGGAATTCCTAAGACACTTGAGGAGGAACCAGCAGTCTATCTTTGGAGGGAAGTTACGGATGTTACGGACTGCGAAGAGGAAGTGGACGATGGGTATGTGGCATGAGGATCTGCTGGAAATGGTGAGGGGGGCGAACGCTTCTATGATCTTCACTCCGGGGCAAGATGAAACTTACCAAGTCAAACCTTTCCGTGCCGATGTTCAACGGTTGGTGCAATCCCCCGCGAACGCTCTGATGTTCACTTATTCTGATATGGCTACGGATGATGGGAGAGTCATTCCTTTCCGATACCCCGGCAAGCCTCACATGAAAGTCTATAAATGGAAATCTGGGTTGAGCTACAAACCCTATAGTGGGTGTGGACAGGTTGCCAAGTACGCTCATCCGTCTGTTCAGATAAGAAGCACTACTGGGATTAAGCATTGGTGTTTTTACACAAAGGAGATGGAAGAGAAGAAGATCCGCTGGCTTAAGAAACATTATGATTTCGAGTCCGTGATAAGAAGGAGATAGTTCGATGCGAGTCTATCACATGATCCGCGTGGGTATTGTTGGGATTGGAGCTATGGGTAAAGGACTTGTCTATCAGTGTATGGTTACTCCAGGGGTTCAGTGTACGGCTATTACTGATGTAGATGAGAAAAGGTGTCAAGAAGTGAAAGGTTGGCTTCCTGTGGGGAGCGTGGTGCTTTTGGATGGGATGGCAGTAGCAAAATATCCTTTTGTGGACGTGTTGATTGACGCTACGGGAGACATCGCGGGAACTCTTGAGGTGTTGAAGGCAGCTATCCGAAGAGAGAAGCATATTGTAATGATGAACGCTGAGATGGATCTCGCGTATGGGGTGGAGTTGTTGGAGTTGGCTAAGACTTTTGGTGTTACTTACACCAGTTGTGGGGGAGATCAGCCTGTCGTGATAAAGGACTTAATTGACGAGATCGTGTTCTGTGGCTTCGAGCCGGTTATGGCGGGTAACATAAAGGGGTTTTTAGATCGGTACTCGAATCCTACGAAGATCATACCTGAAGCTGATAAGAGAGACCTTGATTACGTTCAAGCCGCAGCTATGACAGACGGGACTAAAATGAATATCGAGATGGCTTTGGTTGCAAACTGTCTAGGCTACAAAATTCCGAAGGTGGGAATGACTGGCCCTCGTCTTGATGTTGTTCAGGATGTCTTTAAGGCCTTTGACTTTGGTTCAATAGATGCTCCCTGTGTGGAGTACATTGTGGGAGCCGAACCGAATGGGGGAGTTTTCGTTGTAGGAAAGTGCGACCACCCTTATCAGCGGAAGCTCTTGAGGTATTACAAAATGGGGAATGGTCCGTATTACCTTTTCTATCGCCACTACCATATCTGCCATGTTGAGGCCATGCGCTCTGTTATTGATGCTTACAATGGAAAGTCCTCTATGCAACCTGATTTTGGTATGAGAACAGACGTGTACGCTTACGCGAAAAAACCCCTCATGGTGGGGGATACGTTAGATGGTCTCGGAGGATATGCCTGCTACGGTCTAATAGACAATTTTAAGGAGAATGGATTGCCTGTTTTACTTTGCCGTGGAAAAAAGTTGAGGCGTGCTGTGGGACGGGATAAGGAAATCACGAAGGAGGACGTTGAGTGAAAAAGGGAATTGTCCTTCTGATGTTTGGGGAGGAGTACAAGAAGATAGGCAAGGCTTGTCTTAAGCACTCAATGAAGAACACCAAACTTCCCTTCAAGGTCTTCCAAGGGGCGCAAGAAAAGAACAGGCAAATCAAGACTACTCTTGTGGATCATACTCCTTTCGATAGGACTCTCTATTTGGATTGTGATTCGATTATTCAAAAGCCTGGTATTGAGAGAGTCTTCGAGCTTCTTGAAGATTGTGATGTGATTCTACGAAGGTTCGCTAGATGGGGGAAGGGAGACAAAGTACTGAACATCTATAAGAGAGCTATGGTCCAGTTTGGGGTAACTCTTCCTTTAGATATTTGGAATGGGGCTTTCATAGCCTTCAAGAAAAATGAAGCTGTTGCGAGATTCTTTTTCAGATGGAACAAATACTGGAGAGTGTTCGGGAAGGGAAGAGAGATGCCTCCCTTAGCTTGTGCTGTCAAGAGGTCTGAAGGACTGAAAGTGAAAGCTATCCCTAGGGGTTTCTTCAATGCGGAAGAACTTGCGGATGATGTTATCGTACAGCATTACACTGGTCAGAAATTCTTGGACAAGTTCGGCCTTCCCAAATTCGAGCGTTGGACTCCTTTCGACAGTAACCCGAAAGACTTCTCTTGGACGACAATGTGATGAAGCTGCATGAATACCAGAGTTATGAAAAGTACCATAAAGCTCAAGCTAGTTCTTTCAGAAAGGAAGGGGCCGTTTGGGTTTCAGATAAAGAAATTGATTTGATGTCGGATTACATTAAGACGCATCTGAAGCAGCTATCGCTTGGGATCTGTCATGGTGTCAGGAGTGGTGCTGAAGTTGAACGTTTCAAGCGGAACTTGAAGATCAATGTGATTGGAACGGATCTATTTCGAGAACAAGGTCAACCTGATTACATTGTCCAGATAGATTTTCATCAGGTCAAACCTGAGTGGATCGAGAAGGCAGATTTCATTTACAGTAACTCATTGGATCACAGTTATGACCCAAGGATGTGCCTGTACCAATGGAAGCGGTGTCTGAGGAAAGGGGGACTTTGCCTTTTGCATTGGAGTGTGGGTCATTGTGAAGTTGTGGTGGAGACAGGAGATTGCTTCGCTGCTTCCGAGAAGGAGTATGGTCAGATGATGAAGGAGCATTTCAAGCTCAAAGCTGCGATCAGAGTGGGCAGAGGAGATCATGGAGGAACTCACTCGACTATCTTTGTGGGGCAGAAAAGGAAAAGTTTTGATGCACGAGTATCTTGATGAGTTCTTTTTCTTTGAGCCAGATCGGATGAGGAAGGCTCCGAATGTTCTTGAGGTAGGAGTTTTCACATTGGATCGGGCGAAGGCTTTGAGGAAAAAATATCGTAGAGCCAGGATCGTTCTTTGTGAGGGGTCTCCCGCCAACTACAAGAAACTCGTTTCACAGAGGATTCCTCGGAGAGTACGGACCCTTCAGTATGCTCTAGCTGACAGAGATGGGCCTGTGGTTATGTACGAATTTCAGCCTGAATTCCAGAGTTCCTTCAGCTTATATCCTCGACACACTTTGGCTCCTCACTTGAAACTGAAGGTCGCTATTCATGTGGAGGGGCTTAGTCTCATGTCTCTACTTGACGAATGCAGGTTTGAGGTGGTGGATTTGCTTCTGTTGAACTGTGAGGGAGGAGAAGTGGCGGCTCTGAGAGACTTGGCTAAGTGTCACGCTTTACGTTGTAGAGTTCCGCAAGTCTGTACTTCCTTTCATACAAATGCTTGTTACGAAGGGAAGGTAAGAATGAAACTTCTGTGTGGGATGGAACAGTTCTATGATGTGCATGTAGGGGGGACCAGAGAAGTTCCTTACTACTTGTTTTTGAGGAGGGATTCACATGAAGAAGTTCTTCGTGGGGACAGTAGAGGGAGGAGGGACGCATCTTCTCCTGTGGCTTTTGGAAAGCCACCCCCTGGTAAAGAAACACCGGGACATGATGGATCTACGGACGTTGGCTCCGAAAGACCCTCCGGCTCCTGAAGACAGGCTCCATTGGGCTTCACTCAAGAGGATGAGGAAGGATGGATTTCAGAGAGTGATCCTATTAACGAGGACTCCTGTTCATGCTGTCTATTCGGCTTACAGGCGGTTCTGGAGACCGAGGAAAGGAACGAAAGCAGAGGTAGCGATTCTTCATCTCAAACGCCATGTGTCTTCATTGACTCTTATGCAAACGATAGAAAGGGAGTTTCCTTCTCTTCGTGTGACGTATGAAGATCTTGTTTCTGATCCGAAAGGGGAATTGAGAAAGGTTGCGGAATTCGTTGGGTTGGTTCCTGTTGAGTGGAAATATGACGTGTCGAAGACTTCTCGTTGGTTTGGGTTTTCTGGAATTAAGAATAGGAACAGGGAAGGTTGGAAGCAGGACGAAATTTTCTGTGGAGTATGGAAGAAGTACAAAGGAGTTTTTGATGCACTCACAATATGAAGAAGAACAAATCATTCGGGACTTCTTTGGAGGGCAGAAGACAGGAAGGTTTCTCGATGTCGGGGCTTACGACGGGAGGACGTTCAGTAATACTTTCGCTTTGGCGGAGAGGGGATGGTCAGGAGTCTGTGTGGAAGCCTCCCCTCAGTGTTTCATTCAACTTCAGAAAACTTACGCTGCGAATCATAATATCGTTCTGGTATGTGGGGCTTTGAATTCGAGGATAGGGTGTTATCCTTTCTACGATAGTGGAGGGGCCGTAGCTTCCTTATCAAAGGCTCACATGGAAAAATGGGGAAAGCAGCAGAAGGATTTCAAGACGATCTACGTTTTTACTGTCACTCCTCAATGTCTGGTTCGTGTGCTACCTGGTCCTTACGATTTCGTTTCAATAGATATTGAAGGTAAGAGTATTGACACATTGGCTTTATTTCCTGAGTTGCGGACTCTCGGAGTCAAGTTAATCTGTGTGGAGGCTCCAGAAGAAAGAGACCGGGAGAAAGTTCAACACATTATGAATGCTTGGGGATACAAGTTTTTGGCTCGCACGCCAGAGAATGTTCTCTATAGGATGAACTGATGTTGTTCAGTGTTTTGATTTGTACTCTGGAAGATCGGAAGCAACAGTATCTCGATCCTTTGCTTGCCCATCTTGAATCGCAAAAGGGGGAAGATGTCGAGATCCTTACCCTCTCGAATCAAAAGCAAGACAGCATAGGGATAAAGCGGAACAGGTTACTCCAAATGGCTCAGGGGAAATTCGCGGCTTTCTTAGATGATGATGATTGGGTCTCGGATACCTATATTCCTGATATTCTTTTTGCGGTGAGGGCTGTGGAGAATTTGGATTGCATTGGGTTTTTCGGGGAAGTATATTTCAAGGGCAGGCTGGAAGGTAGGATGATTCATTCAATATCCTGTCCTTTCTGGACGGAGGAACCTGGGACATACTTTCGGCCCCCTAATCATTTGAATCCGATTAGACTTGACATTTCCCGACAGTTCAAGTTTCCTAATGTATCATTCAGCGAAGATTTTGCTTGGTCAATGGCAGTTCAGAGTTCGGGATTGTTGAAGCGAGAGGTATTTTTGGGGCATAAGCCCCTTTATCTCTATAAGTGCAGAGTGGAGAAAAAAGGTCTATGAAATACGATGAGTTAGTTGAGTTGTTGATGAGAGTGGCTGCGGGAGGTCAGAGAAAAGATTCTCTGCATCTCAGTAAAGCAGATGATGTTGATTCTCAAATCAAGTATGTCCAACGAACTCAAAATACTTTTGACTTAATCTGGATCAAAAAGTCAGTGGAAGATCCCCTCTTTCAGTTCTGGAAACTTGTGAAGGGAAACGCTCTTGCTCCAACGTGCTTTGTCATTTTCACAGGAGCCAACACGGTCGGCTGGACTCAAGAGCTTGCGAGCTACGAGACGATCCGATGGGGAGACCTTTTCCTGTTGATTGCTGATACTACAACTACTCCCCCTGTCGTGCCTTCGCAGCGGGGGATTTTTAGAGATGAGGAGTGACTATGACGACTAGATCATGTCCGAAGAAGCGTAGCGGGAAACATCGTAAGCATACCCCCATCGTGAGCGAGAAGCAACGGGGGCTGTTCGGTGCGGAGTATGCCCGGAGGAAAGCAGGTAAGAAAGGTCGGATGCCAGGGATTACGAAGAAGGAACTTCGTAGTCATTTGAAGGAAGCCAAGGGCAAAAAACTTCCGGCGAAAAGTCGGAGAAGGAGGAAGTAATGGGAGAGCCAAGAACAGTCCAGGGATTTGTCACGAAGATCAAAAAGGGTCTGTGGCACGCATGGGTCGTGGATGTGAATATGCCTTCTTACGTTACTGATCCTGTTTCTGGTAAGACAATGAAAGCTGCCGTTGAAGCAGGGAACGAGTTCGTAGAAGGGAGAGGCTACAAACTGAGAGGTTGGGAGAAATATGATGCCTGAAGAGAAAGTGAAAAAGAAGCTGACAGGGGAAGCTGAGAAGATGGCTGCGAATAGGCAGACATACACAAAGCCCCTTAAAAAAGCTACTCCAGAACAAGCCTTCAAAGGTAAGAAGAAGTAATGCTCGGATATTTCGATAAGGACTCCTTCAAGGAGAACCAGAAGTTATATCCTAATCTTGCCGCTCTCGATGAGAGTATCACAAAACTGCTCCGATCTGATGCCGCTAAGAAGTGGGATGTAGGCCGTCGAGAAGTCGAAATTTGCCGGAGACATCCTATCTACTGGATGGAGAAGTACGGCTTTATCAAGGCCGGAGAAGTTCTTGGAGGGTCAGAAGAAGTTGGGATCATTCCCTTCAGGCTGAACCATACTCAGCTTCAGACCGCCAACCAGATCTGCAAAGCCTTCCTGAAGAAACCTTGGTCTCGTGTCCAAGCAGTAGTCCTCAAGCATCGTAAGGCTGGTACATCCACACTCTTTGCAGGGTTCGATTACTGGCTTGCCCGCTTCATTCGGATGCTTAATCTGTTTGTGATTGCTGACCTTGGATCACACACGGACAACATCGTTGCTATGATAGAGTTGTTTCATAAACGGGATGAGTGTGGTAAAGGATTGGACCCTAAGTTCCGTCCTCCTAAAAGAGTCCCAATGCCTAAGAACAAGAAAGGACTGAAGTTCTCTAATGGTTCAATGGTCGAGCAGGACTCAGGTGAAAATTCCAACCCTGGTACAAGTGGTACGATTCAAGTTCTTCACAACTCTGAGTTCTCGAAGTGGAGAGACAAGGAGAACGCAGAGACATCTCTTCTTAACTCGATCCCCCGCACAGGCTTTGCCTTCATTGTGAAGGAATCTACGGCTTTTGGATTAAACAAGTTCTCTCAAGATTGTGAAGATGCGGAGAGAGGAAAATCAAATTGGGATTTCATTTTCATTTCATGGAAGGATTTGCCGGATTGTGAATACTCTTTAGATGTGGGGGAGGAACTTCAGTATGATGAAAAGGAGGCTGAACTTGCGGCTGCATACAAGTTGAGACCGGGGCACGTCAAATTCAGGCGCAGTCAGATAGAACTCCTTGGGAGTGAGGAAAGGTTCAGGCAGGACTTTCCTCTCAACAGTAAAGAACCCTTCCTTGTTACGGGTGCGAATTTCTTCAACGCATCATTGGTTCAAGAGAGGATCATGGAGATCAAGTTCTACCATGATTGGAAGATTCATGGGGAAGATGGATTAGAGGAGAAATATCCTGAGATTGTTCAACGAGTTAAGCATCATCCAGGAGGGAAGCGGGAAGCTCTCGCGTTGTATGAGAATAGGAATGTTCTGCCTGAGATGAAGTGCATTGTTATCAATCGGGAAAAAGTGACTTTAGTACCTCCGCCGAAAGGTGGGTCAAAGGAAGCAGTTACGGTCTTTCGTTTGCCCCGGAGGGATAGGCGGTATCTTCTCACGATTGATGTGGCTGAAGGTATCAAGACGGACGAATACACGAGTGACTTGAGTATCATTCAGGTTTTTGACACTTACAATCGGGAGCAGGTTGCGGAGTGGGGTGGGATTTTTGACGAAGAGGTAACGGCTTTCTATGCGGTCTTGATTGGGCGGTACTACAATGAAGCTGAGATTGCTCCTGAGATGAATAACAAGTGTGGAGGGCTTCTGAAGGCTGAGTTGGAGAAATCGAAATATCGTAGATTTTTCTACCGGCAGAAGATTTCAAGCTCTCACCGGATAGAACGGGCCTTTGGGTGGGAAACCACGGTAGGTAACAAAAAGGAGGTTTGTGGGCAGTTTCGACTGGATTTCAAGAATGGGGATTGCGTAATCCATAGTCTCTCCCTTTTGAAAGAAATGCTTTATTTTGTTGACAACAAGGGAAAGCTATGTGCATCATCCGGGACAGATGATCGAGTCATGGCAACGAGTGTGAATTTGAAGATAATAGCAGACACCCCTGCTTACCGCCGAGTTGTGAGAAAAAAGATAGATAGACAGATGAGAGAGCCTCAAGCCTACCCTGAGTATAATGATCCTTTTGTTACTCAGCAACGGTATGAACAGCGTCAGCGAGAAGTCTTGCGGAGGCACATGAGATGAATGGAGATTCTGTCGTTCCGAGTGCTACCCTTACACCCCCTGATGCTTCGCCTATAGTCCCCGAAGAAGCTCTGGGGTTTCCTGAGTCAGAGACTTCACCAAAGGTGCAGGATGTGGGCAACATAACTTTTGAAGATGTTTTTCCTCCCCTCAGCCTCGATGAGAAACGGAAGAAGTCTATTTGTCAATGGTTTATGCGGGATTTGAAAGCCTGTGTGAAGCATGTGAACGCGCAACTCTCCACTTGGGCGAAGTATCGGGCTGTTTATCTTCTTGAGTATGTCGAAAAGTTCTATCCTTCAATGGGTTTGGGTGCGAATTTCGCTTCCGGTCTTCTCTGTGAGAAAATGCTGGAGGGAATGGATCGAGTGAAGAGAGCGGTCTTCTCCGCGTATCCTCTCTTCTTGGTGGATGATAAGGTATCCAGCACCGAGAACATAGAGTTCATTCATAGAGCGGAATGGTTTCAACATACATTCTTTTTGAAAAACTTGAAGGTAAGAGAGACCATAGGAACCCCAGGTATTTTTGATTTCCTCTTGGACGGTTCCCTTATCGTTGAAGCCGATCAAATGTATGAGGCAGTTCCTCAACGGACGCTCAAGACTTACGCGACTGTGGACGATCTTCTGGCAGACGAATCAAAGATCTTGGACAAATCTGCTTTTGAGGAAACCCTGATTAGAATAGAGGAAGGAAGGCCCACAAGAATCTTAGTAGAAGAAGATTTGCTCACAAAAGAAGGTCTCCAAGTATTTATTGTGGATAAAGTGGATCACCTCATTCCTCCGAATGTGTATAAGGAAAGTGATGTTCGGCTCAGGGCAAGACGAATGTACCTCACTGAGTCCGATCTACGTCTGTTGGCTTCAGAAGGAGTAAATTGGTATGAGCAGGAAGATGTAGATAAAGTTCTGAATGAACGGGCTGCTTTTCGATCCGGCTACAGGATGGCACATAAAAGGGGAGAGGGATCAGCAGATGCAGCGAAGATGGAAGAAGTGCGGCGGGCTGAAAGTGAGACTCTGGCTTATGACTGGCGATCTGAAGAAGAAAGACTAGGACCAAACAAAGACATTCTTCCATATAAGAACACTTTTGCGGTCTATCGAATCGTCTGTAAGTATGGGTATAAGACAGGAAGTGATCCCAAGGGCTTGATTCCAAAGTTCTGCACGTTTGATTTTGAGCCGGAGAGTCAAACGATCTTACGGGCACGTACCTATCCGCATTTCCATGAGCGTAAGAACTACTTTCATTTCAAACTAGGTCATGCCCCGGACAGCTATTGGGGTTTCGGTTATGGGGCGCGTCTTATCAACGATGATTTCATTGAATCCAATGCTGTTGATCTCTATCTAGATGGCGCAGCTATAGCTACTTTCCGGCCCTTCGTTTGTTTGCATCCTGAACAGTCAGATGGTGTGGTTCCTTTCAGGGACGGGTTGGGACCGGGAAAGATCGGATACGTCAGGAACATCGGTGAATTTCAACCCTTTGAGATTCCTCCTCCTCCTGAAGCCTTGATTCGGAATCTCCTTCCTATAACCAAAACGAGAGCGGGAAATAAGACAAGTGTCACTTCTCTCGTCCAAGGACAGACGGAAACGGCTGACCCTCGCTCTCCTGCACAGAAGACCCGAATGCTGTTGGGAGAAGCATGGGTAGGGATTGATTCTCAGATTGAGGATTGGAACGTTACAGGTTGGAATCCTCTGGCGAACTTCGTGTGGGAAACCAATTATGAAAATCTGGTATGGCAAGGGAAGGAAGCCTTTGAGGACATGATTGAGTTTCCGGGTCTTGCTCCTGACCTTGAGAATACAAACAGAATCACGGCGGAAGAACTCAAAAAGAAAATAGAGTGGCAGAGTCAAGCCTCCACAGAACTTTTGAATCCAGAAGCGCGAGTGGTGAATTTCCTTCGTCACTTTGAGTTCTTCTCTCCTATTCTTCAACAGTTAGGAGCATTCAATCCTGATCTTTTTAAGAAGTATTTCTTACGTTGGATGAGAATGGCTGCAAGGGAATTGCAGATCAGAGGATTTCGTTACCTTATCCCATCGGCTGAGGAACTTGGTGACATTCCAATGGAACAAATGAGTCAGATTTGGGACGCTTTGATTACCCAACTTCGGGCAGGACAAAGCCCGGAAACTTTCCGAGTTCAAGGGGCAGAAGGTGGTAGAGCTAGAGGAGAGGAGCGTGTCTGATGCCAGTCCTAAAAGGTTCAGAAACTAATCCTTCAGTAGTAGAGGATCGCTTCAAACAGCTTGAGATCAACAAGGAAGGCACGCGGGAGCAGAGGCGGGTTCTTGATGAACAGTTGGGGAAATGGCAAGCCTTCCATGATACTGAAATGGGGAGCATTTGTGCTGAATTGGCTGAACCTAAGATACGGAATCTTGATGCTATGTTGGCAGCTTCCGCAGATGTCCTAGTCCGGCAGTATGGTCTTCCTCTTGATGCTATTGAGGAGTTACGGGCTGAGTGGAGGGGGGCACGTAAGGTTTGGTATGACATTATGTACGCGCATGAACGTCTGAAGCGGGAAGCAGAAATGCTTAAAGGCTTGGAGGAAGAGCCTCCCAAAGAAGGTCTTCAGTGGAAAAAAGTGACGCAAAAAATCCGAAAACGCTTGACAAAAGAAAGTGAGTCTGGTTGATTTGAATACGATGTGCCACCTGTAGGCTAATACAGAGAGCAAGGAGGAGTACAGATGAACGGTCAGACCCTTCCTGATCTGGAGGAACTGAACAAGGAGTTAGAGGAACTTGATCTTGAAGGGGAAATCCCCAAAGAGATTGAGGATTTGACTCCTGATTCAACTGAAGAGGAGAAGAAGAAAGCGGCTCATGCGTTTGGGCAGTTGAGAAGTACGCTGAAAACTGCGAAAGCAGTAATCAGTGAGATGTCCAGAAAGGAAACGCCTACTGAGCCAGCGACAGTTGAAAAAAGCCCTTCCTCTCAGGGCCAACTGGCTCCTGAACAGCAAGCAGAGTTGTACTTAAATAACTTGCGAACTAGGGCAATGAATAACACAGGGATCTTTGACCTCAATAATCCTCTTGTGACTATGGAGGTTCAAAGATTATACGGTGAAGATTCAGCCCAAGCGCGGCGACAACTGGATGCTGAGAAGGAAGCTGAATCAATAGTTGAGAATACTCTTAGTAGTTTTTCTCAACTAGAGGACGCTGATAAAGCACAGTTACGAGAGCGTATTTCAACACGTCCTGCAATCGAGAAGGCTGATCCTGAAGTAGTGAAAGGAGAGATTCATCGGTATCTCGGTGAGAACTTGGAAAAGTTCAAAACTAAGGAACCGAAGACTCCTGCAACTAACGGACAGACAGGCGCGGCTGGTGCAGCCGCAGCTTCATCCGTGAAAAGTCAAGGCAGTCCCGGCGTCGAACTTGGCAAAGGTACTGCCGGTGAGGGGGAGAAGGAAGTTAAACCTCTGACTCCCACTGAACGGAAACGGATAAAAGCTCTTGGGATCACCCATCCTACTTCCGATCAGATTGCCCTGTTCCGCAGAGCCGAGGCAAAAAAAGGAAAAGTGCGCTCAAGCTGATCCTTCCTTGCTGAAGGTAGGCTGGCTCTTTTCCTTGGAGGTTCTGTCATGGAACGGATGCCTACCTTCACAGACCCCAATGTAGGTGTGTATGACGGTGAAGATCGTATCATGCACGTACCTTTCGCTGCGGGGACTATCTTCCGCCGTCGTGGTGGAAAAGCGGTGGACTTGCATCACCGTTATCGTGCCGCGACAGCCAACTCCTCCAACCTTGCAGGTTTCGCAGAAGTCGAAGAAGTCGGAGTCGCTGGTGGTCGGCCTACCTCTGTAGCTGATGGGGATACTCTTCCTGTCAACTTCAGTCTGCACAAATCCCAAGTCTTTCCGACAACGGGACGTGCAGCGAACCAAGCTGACCGAGGTAAAGACTTCGACATTTTCGTGGACGCAACCGGACGGCAATTCGTGAACATGGGTGCTTCTGTAATGGGTGTGCTCAGAATCTCGCGTATTGTCACCGCAGACGGGCTTCACGTCTCGTGCGAGATCCCGCCTGACTTGCGTTACGGGAACGAGTAAGGAGTAGAGAACCATGCACCTTAGTAATCAATTCCTCGAATTGTTTCGGGAAGAGACTTATGCGGTGAATCTGGCTCTCTACGATAATAGGGAGTTGGAGAATCCGTTTGATGGAATCCTTGCCAGAAGGCCGATGTCCGGTATGTGGACAAGAGAGTATTCTGTTGTCCCTATCGGGGCATTGGGTGGCCGTAGGGAAGCCGAACCTATTCCTCAGAAGAATATGGTCATGGGCTATACCTGCTATGGTGCTCAGTGTATTGAGGCCTCCGGTAAGGTCAATCTGTCAAAGACTCTTCAGCAACGGTCTAGGGAATTCAGTAGTCCTGGCGGATCTATTGATGAACCTCGGTTTGCAGGCCATTTGGCTGATTCAATTGGGCGTGCGTTCTTGCTGCGTCGTGCTCAGAAGTGGCATTGGCTGGCTGCGCGTATCTTCAACCTTGGAGGTATCCAAGCTGGTCATGTTTTCTTCAATCACCGCACAAGAACAAACGGTCTGTCTGATCTGCCGAACACCACCCTGCAATACGACGCGAGGCCGTTGTTTGCCCTACCCGCGAATGCCCACCCTGCATATTCTGACAACGCGGTGATAGGGACAAATGCTGCTGCTGTCGGTACAACTATTGACATGGCAGCGACGATTGCCGACACAGGAGGGTATTTCAATGCCTTCTTGCTGCCGCCTTCGTATTGGGCATTGAAGCGCGTGATAACGCACTTCATAAACAATATGCAGTACGACGAGAACAACGAGCAGTATGATGATTCACCGGACACGCTTCTGGTGAGTTCTCATAATCTCATGCTCTGGACTGAGATTCTCGAATCGAAGTTCATTGAGCCGAGGGCTGCGGGTGATACCACTAACATCGAGAACATCTTCCAGATGGAAGGGTTCAGGATGAAATTGGTTCACTCTCCGCGTCTCGTCAGAAATACCTGGTTCGTTGGTAGGGCCAACTCAGGGGGAATCAATGTCCTCGATGTCGAGGAGAAAGAAGACCCTTGGGCCTACTACCGTGATGAAGATAACAGGGCGTACTTCATCTCGTTTGAAGACGATTGGGGCTTCATCATTCGGAATTGGAGGAACTGGTGTGGGGGAGCTATCTCACAAGATGGCACAACTGCCCCGACCTTCAACAACGTGCCGGAAGAACAGTGGAATCGCATACCTGCGGGTGTGTGATCCTGAGAGCGGAAAAGAGGGGAAGTGGTTGCAGTCCATTTCCCCTCAACATCAGGAGTTTTTGATGAGTATAGCTGACACAAAAGTTGAATGTTGTGAACTGGATCGGGTTAGCGTGCCTACCACGGGGGGAGGGACTACGCTTGCTGGAATGGGACTTGCTCTTAACCCCCAAGCCACGAACATTTCTTTCCTGAACGTGGGTGTGAATAACATCTATGTGGCGAGAAATCGCGCTGTGACGAATGTGGATTACGTGTTGCTTCCCACAGGCGGGACTGCTCTTCGTGTGAGTTCTCAGACTGCTGCAACCTTGCGCTTTATCGCTGACAATGCTGCGACAGACATGAACGTGCAACAGATGGGGGATGAGTAAATGAGAAAGTTGATAGTCGGACTCACAGGAGTCCTCTACGCTTCGATTGTGATTGCTCAACCAATTTCACCTAGAGTAATCACCCGTACTCGACCTGTGGTTGGTGACGATATTGTCACTTATGATGGCACAACAGGGTTTTTCATTCAGGATAGTGGTGTTCCTATAGATTCTATTTCATCTTTGAGTGAAACACAAGAGAATCACACAGCCAATTTACCTATGCTTCACGGTAGTATCAAAGGTCTGTGGACACATTGGGTTGATACCGATACGCTTTTAGTCAGTACCGGCGCATGTTGGGCTGCTGGTGATTATATGTATCAGACTAGCGGAGTCAGTTTTGATGTCAGCGGTGTCACAACTGCTCGTGAGATCCATCACGTTTATCTCGATAAGTCAGGCTCAACAAATCCAACATTGTCGTTCTACAACGCCACGAATATATGGGTTTGGAATAATGAGTGGCTTGGTTACTATCATCCGATCAATACGAATGACCGGGGAGTGTCATACTTCTATAGTGCTTACGGCACGGCAGACATTCTAGCATTTAGACGAATGAATGATGGGAGTTTCTCTGTCTCAAATGAAGCCCCCGATACTGTCTTACAATGGAATGGCAATCCAACCGGAAACTGGCAGGAGCCTATAACAAATATGCACGAACGTATGCCTGTTGGTTCCCTTTGGGTTCGTCTCAGACTCTACAACAGTGGTGTGAATGTTCATGTTGCTGCGGCCTCCACAGAACATGCCGAAATCAATGAACATTCTGCGCCAGGAAATAGTTACCATTGGGGCCAAGTGAGTGCATTCCAAAGTAGTGAATGTCATCTCAAGGGTGTGCCGTTATCTTTTGGCCCGTTAGTGCGGATCAAATGGGCGGGTGAGGGAAATGACAACAACGCTTTCAATATGCTTTGGCAAGGTGGAAGAATCGGACGATAGCAAAAGGAGATTAAGGGAAATGAGAAGAACATTCCTGATTCTAGTTGGCTTGATGATTTTTGTGACTCCAGCAATGACCGCACCTACCTATTTCTTTGGTGCTGATGAGGCGACTGGCATTTTGGTGTGTAGTGATGATAAAGAAATACCTGCTGGTGAAGATATGCCTAGTAAGTCGTTTGAATATAAACTTCCATTTAAGACGAAGTTGCGGAAGGCTTACAGGTGCTTTGTTACACAGGCACAGTATGGGGATGGTTCTGATGCGGCTTGGGCTGCTATTCCGCAAGCACTTAAAGACACGGCTAAGAGTGAGGCTCAAGAAGAGCGTAAGGATTTTGAAGTGCAGTTCCAAAAACTGTTGAAGGCCTTTGCGCTAGTGGTGCTAGATGAAATCAATGTGTTGCGGCAACAACATGGTTTGCCAGTACGCACGACAGCGCAACTTAAAGCAGCCGTAAAAGCGAGGTATGACACATTACCATAAGGGAAAGGATAAGGTATGAACGGGAAAGTCAAAAAGCGATTGATTATTGGTGGTAGTATTTCAATTCCGATAGCGATTCTTCTTCCTTTTCTTTTCAAACTTGTTGCGGCAGCTATGAATGTAGGTTCGATGAAGACCGAATTGATGACGGTAAAGCACACTGTCAATGACAATCACACTCCCCGTATCGCTACGATAGAGAAAGCACAAGAACGGTTTTCCGTCCGGCAGGAAGTCATGCTTGAGACCCTCACCGAAATCAAGGCTGATGTGAAAGCTATTCGTCGGAACAATGGTCCATGAAGCTCTTCAGAGTTCTCGGAAAATACATCGGTAATGTCGCGGTAAGCATAGACCAGCTTGGCAACACGCTTTTAGGAGGTGCTCCCGACGAGACTATCAGTTCGCGCATCGGGAAAATCAAGGTTCATTACGGGGGAAGGATTCCTTGGAAAAGACCGATTGCCAGGATTGTTGACAAGGCTCTCGACAAGATTGATCCCAACCATTGTATTGACTCAATCGAAATAGATGAGGGACATCATGCGATAGTAGATCAATACAGGTTGAAAGTGACGTTGAAACAATGTCTTCATATCGGAAAGGAGTTCTGGCCGAAAGGAGCGAGCACTTCTGCCGGGGATATTCTTCGGGCGATTAAGAAGATCATTGTTTATGCACATGAGGAGGATAAGGAAGATGCCAGAGACGAACAAGCGTGAATACGCAGGTCAGCATCCTAAGATGGTTCCGGGTTCGACTGTGAAACTTGGCCGTCAGGCAGTAGGAAAAGGCAAGGGGAAAATAGGAACAAGAGGTTTGCGAGCCACAGGTGGACCGAAAGGTTGGACTCCTGAGCAGACTCTCAAAAGTTTCACCCAACTTCCCCCTGTGAAACGTTGGCCGAAGAAAGGAAAGTAAGCCGTGGCTAGACCTCCTTTTGGTGAGGAAAAGGAGTACACGACTTGTGATGATTGCGGGGATACCGTTACTCTGCCGCCTGGAGTAATCCACGAGGGTCTCAAACTTCACAAGCATTGTGCTCAAATCCGTCGTCAGCAGGACCGATCTAACGACGTGGTTGAACCTTTCCTTGACCGTATAGAACAGGAATTGGATGAATTGATGGAAAACATGGAACCTATGGAAACCCCGGACTGGCCGTACTGATATGAATTTCTATGGACTGAAGAAAGAATTTGACCGGATGTGCAGGACCGCTGGACTGGATGAGATGGGTAGTCTCAGGGACACTTGGATCAATCAAGCATGGGAAAAGATCACTGAGATATTTGTAATCCCATCCTTGACTAAGACTATTCTCTTTGACTCAGTTGCGGGTCAGCAGAACTACCTTCTTCCTTATGACTACAACGGGACGGAAATTGGATTGATGTATAACAACCGTAGGCTCGATCCGGTCCCCGATGAGAACCTCCGGTTGAAGTATGAGAGACGTTCAGGAAACATGGGACAGGTCAGGTTCTATGATTGGTCGGGTGTGGCGGGAGACGATTTGTTCACTGTTTCAGAATGCACTCTAGCAAATGGAAGTTCCACTGTCTTATGTGATTCAACTGATGCAAGGCTCAATACGGCTCTTTGGGTGCGCTTTGATCCTTATGCTGACGCAAGCAACCCGGACAGGGAAGATGATATTGATAACATGGTTGACCCGAAGGATTACGGCTATCTCATAAGCGCGGGTAACTTCGCTTCGGGCACTTCTTTCCGATTGACTCAGGCTTACCGAGGGCCGAATGGAGACCAGTTCACAGCCCGCGTTCGTCCGGCGGAACAACAGCAATTCATTACCTATGGTATTCCTTCTGCGTCTGAAACGAACATCTTCAACTTACGCTACTCCTCACGGCCTCGAAGACTCTGGAACGACAGGGACGTTCCTGAATGGCCGAACATGGGAATACCTATCGCTTACATGGCTATCTCGATAGGACTTGAGTGGCATCACAATATGGAGCTATCCACGACATTTTGGGGAAGGGCTGTCCAGAGAGTCAAAGGACTTGAGCGGCGTAGAAAGCGTGTCGAGGCTTTGGTATCCGATGTGACTGTGGGATCGAGCGTGAGCCGACAGACCGGGATGCGCGGGGTGTGGCTCACGAACAAGAGGTACAGGTAATGTGTCCGAGCGAACTGCAAGATCAACAAAGATTGTTGAGGATTTCAGGGGAACTAATCAGGTCATTGACGAGTTTAAGTTATCAGATGAGTACGTTCCTTGGAATCGTGGAGGATATTTTAATGAGAAGGCAGAGTTCGAGCGAATCCGAGGAAAGCACCTCAACAGTTCCATCACAACTGGAGGGCATATACTTACCCTACGTCAATTAGAATTTACCGACAGTAACGTATTGTTTGTGCATCAATCTTCAAGCTGGCTCTTGGAGGACGATTTGACGGAACTGATGAGTGAGCCTTCAGTAACACCGTTGACTCCTCAAGAGCCATTCATTTTCTAACAATGCAAAGAACACGAGAGAAACCAGCAATCCTGCAAGACCTTCGAGGTATTCGGGAAGTAGGAGAGGACTTCATTGACCGGATAGATGAAGTTCATGGCCTATTTAACGAGCCTGCCACGTCCCTTCAGCGGATTCCTGGAAAGCTCCTTGCTACAACGGGTCTCGCTGGAGGCCCGATATGGAGTCTTCATCAGTTAAGATTCCAAGATACGGTCTTGATGCTTACACATGATGGGCCGAATCTGGATTACAACAGAGAGTCGCTTCCCGCAGCCGGACAGTTCTTTGCCCCAGGTCTTTCTGATCTATTGGAAGACGAGTCTCAAATAGTCACTCCTGATGTGTCTTTCGATTGGCCTGGTGCTGAGTATGCTCAACAGATAGCGGATCGGATCGAGATTGAACAGGCAGTTGATATACAAACTCCACAAGGTTGGGGATCTGAGATCGTGTTTGGTGATCCTACAGTTGAGGTCTCCCCTCTTAGTTTGGAATTCAATGAGAATCCTGGGAGGATAGATCAATCTCAGAATGTGACTCTTCAACCTATGTCACGCCGTTCAGGGTATGGGGGATTTTGCTGGATTCTTGCGGAGGCTTCTGAGTCTTGGGTCGTCTTCGATGCTTTCAGATTCGTCACAAACCCCAACTCCTTCATATGGAACAGTAGCTATTTGGTAGCGATTTCTATAGACCAATACAACGCTCCTGCTCACGAAGGCACAGCGACACTCAGATTCATTCTGGTGGATGGAATATCGGCCACAAGGAGACTTCTGAATTCTGACAATGAAGTGATCCAAAGTGCTGAGGTGACTGTCAGAGTTACTACCATTCTTACGGTTGTTATCGCTTCAACCATGCAACGAAGTACGAATTACACATTACGACTCCAGACACGTTACAACCAGAGCTACGTTCCTGCCGGAAACATAAATCTCAGTGTCAATGATACAGCCGTGACTATTACGCCTAGTGTGGTGAGTAATTCAGGATGGGGTTACGGCATCAGAGAAATAGCTATTCAGATGGTGGGAGGTTTCTCGGACCTCAACCTTGTCCTGACTGCTCTTGACCCGGACACAGGGTTGACGGGGAATACTTCACTCATACTGACGGGAACATCACAGTTCACTTTAACGGTTGAAATGGGGGAAGTAGTTTGGCGTGGTATCAACTTTGACCTAGTGATCGCTGCGGTCGGTGACGCCAGCTATGTGCCGAGTGGAAACGTTGACCTCCTAGACAATCACACTGGGGATAACATTGCTCCTACCTTCACGAACAACGCAGGGTGGGCCGGAGGCCAAAAGACTGTTGTGTGCCAACTGGCAGGAGGGGCTGGAGACCAGGACGGCCAAGTGGAAGCTGAAATATCTGCCGATAGTAGAGAGGGTGAGGTTGATGTTAGAGTAATCCCCGCTGCGAATTTTGCTCCTGCTATGGACATTTACTATGACTTAGGGCCAGGTAGGACAGAATACACACAAGCGGTTCCTCCAAGACATACGGACTTCCCCGCTGGTCCTATCAGAGTCCCCTACAACGTGGGCCTCACGACGTACTACACATCTTTCTGGAGAGACGATACTGAATGGGAAATTCACTTTGCTTATCAAGGGGCTGACAACAGGTGGCTTTTTCAGATTGGTAGAGTGGCTCCTAGTTGGTGGCCGTCCAACGATGTTCCACCTCTGGTGTACGTGTTGAATACTTACGCTCAAAACGCTGGATATGACCCTGCTCCTTTCAACTGGTATAGAGTACCGGGGCCGTACCCTAACTGCATTTTAGGAGCAGGGGCGACACAACTGATGCAGAACATTACTGTGAGGTCTAGTCTCTAATGCCAATAACCATATACACCGGACAGAATGTTGCGAAAGACTGTGTGGTGGGGGACCGCCTGATGAACCGCTACACAGTCTTCAACGGATTGGAACGTCCTCGACGGATAGATTCGAACGGGAACGTCACCATTCTTGGGGTAGATCCTCCTCCTGCTCCTACGGTCGCCCTAGTAGGGGGAGTGGGTTCACTTGGGGCAGGTTGGTATTCTTGGGTGATAGTCTATGCTTCTTCAATTTACACACGGCCTGTGGCGGTACTCGATGATTCAGGTAACTATACGAGAGGGAATCCTTCACCTGTTGCTTCCCTTAATCCTGGAATAGCTACGCAAGTGGGTGTGACTGTGACCGCTACGACTCAGGCAGGCATTACTCATATTCTCATCTACCGTTCTCTCGCTGCGGCGACTCAAGCACAGGCGGAGGCAGGCCCATTTTTCCTGTCGCAAGTTGTGGCGAACGCATCGGCAACTATCGTAGACGGCAGGGCTGATGCTGCTTTAGGGTTAGCAGCGGAAACGGACAACTATCCCCCGAATGCGTATCGGTATGCTGTGGCCGCTTACAACTACGTTTTCATGGCAGGGAACTTTCCCATAGGTTCGGGACTTACCTGTACCATGACTCCAGGCTCATCTCTTGTGACAGTAGATGCGGGTGTCCCTTTCTACGACGGGATACGGGGCTGGAGGTTCAAGTGTCTCCTAGACAGTACGGGAGGAACAAACAACGCGGGGTTGTATTATGCGAATTACGTGAACGGAACTACCCTTCAGTTGATAGACGCCAGTGGGAATGTGATAAACTACGATGGAAGTCTCACAGGAAGTGGGCACGTCTTCGTCGTTTATCTCCCCGGCTACGCTTTACGTTGGAGTAAGATTGGAGAACCGGAAGCTGTTCCTACTCTCAACAATATCAACTTTGAAGGAGACATCACAGGTATCGCACAACTTCCCAACCAACCTATTCTCATTGTCTGTACGGACGAACCTTCAATCTACAATTTAGACCTGAATTTGGTAGGTACAGAATCCTTCAGACGAAACAGAACCCTTGTGTCTACCGAGCACACAGCTTCATCTCATTATAGTCTGTGTCCTGTGGATGGACGGCTCCGGGGTATAGATTTCTTCAAGAGTTGTATTATCGAGACTGACGGGGCAAGTGTAAGCGATATTAGTGGAGCTTTTGTACCGAGGATTTTCGAGTTCCTCAACGATGATATGAATGATGTGAGGCTCTGGCACTGTGCTTACGATCAACGCCAGCGAATGTTCGGAGCGTTCGTTACCTTCAGAGGAGCACACCGTCTCATAGACTTCTGTATAGGTCAGTACACTCTCACAAAGGGATGGTTCTTCCATTTGGAGAAAGACCTGCTTTGTACGGGGGATTACATTCATCCTGATACCGGCGAAACAATGGTCTTAGGAGGCACAGAAGGCCCAGGAAATGATTTGGGTGGGGTGTGGGGCAGGATATGGTGTCCGAATGTGTACTCTGAATGGATACCAACGGGCTGTCTTCTCAGTGGAACCCTCACGAACGTTGTGAATGCTCAGACCTTTGACGTGGATACTTCGAGCGGAACCTTCACAACGGGAGGAGACGGGTTGGTAGGAAGGTGGGTACTCGTATGTGACGCAAACGGGGAGTATGCTCAAGTAGGTTACATTATCAGTAACACAGCTAGTAGGTTGACGGTGAACCGTGTTCTCAACGGACTGAATGCTTATGCTTTTCAGCCTGTCCCTCAAGTGGGATGGAGGTTCTACCTTGGATTGATTGAATGCAGATGGGGACCAAAGAAATTCGATTTTGGAGATCCTGATGTTCTGAAGAAAATTTGGGAGGTATGGTGTTGTGTGAGTAATCATAATGAAAATGATCTTCCTTTCATCCGACTTTACCGCGGATTTGAAACCACTTATGAGTCTCAACTGAGTCTTCAAGAAAGAATCTACATGGACAACACAGTGAATCAATCGTTAGTGAATAAGGTGGATCAAAAGTTGGAACCTGTTCCAAGGTGGGGAGTGGCCTGGTATGACAGAAGTTATGGCCCCACAACCCTGCACAGTTTGACTATTGTGTTCAACTCGTTCCAAGAAGCACAGCGTCAAAGATGAACGTCGCCAACACATTGTCGTTTGAAGGGATGAGGAACATGCCTGTTCCTGAAGACATGCGGTTTTTTCAGGAAGAGATTTGCCGAAGATTGGAGTTGTTTACGAAAGACCTTATCAGTCAGTTGCGAAGAGAACCCACAGTCTTCTATGCAGATCCCGACACGCAGCCGGATTTGGTTGCAGGTTCCAAGCCTGGGGATGTAGCTGTGTGGGTTGATGCTACGGGGGCCAGTCAGTTTCGAGTATTACAATAAGGAGACAAAAAATGCCTATTCCACGAACACGTTATCCATCAGGGACAGTTAGAGGAACACCTGCTGTGAGTCCTTGGCAGGAGAGTATGCTGTATGGGGTGTTGCCTCCTCAGAGGTTGCCTGCCCCTCGACAGCCTACGAGACGGCCTACAAGACGGACAACGGGGAGAAGACCACGAACCACATTGGGGTTGCCTACAACACGGGCAAGGGCACTTACTTCTCCTATTGCACCGGCAACGGACATACAGGGGATAATCAGTCTTCTTGCTTCTGGTGTGCCTTCAGCAGTTACGAGAGAAACGGAAAGGATCACACAGCAGCAACCCTCACCTACTCTCGAACGACAGATTCAAGAAGCTATCACGCAACAACAGGCAAGAGCGGCAGGGTATGAGCAAGCCTTCGCTGGAAAGCAACAAGCCTTTGAGGATGTGATCCGGGCCTTAACTCAGACCTATCAGACTCAGGCTGGACAAGCTGCGAGAGCGACCGGAACAGCCGCACTTGCTTCCGGTTTGACCCCGATGGAAGCTACTGGAGCGGGTCAAACTGCGCTTCAACAGGTTCTTCAGCAATACTATCCGCAGCTTGCTCAGATGAGAGCGACACAGGCTGATGTGCCTATTGCCCTGCAACAAGCTCTCCAAGGATTAGGAGGAGAATACCAACAGCTTTTAGCAAGTGTGATGGCTCCCTATCAAAGAGCAGTCGCCGGGACCGTAGAGCGGGGTACAGTCACAGAAAGAGATCCTATGCGTAGGATGCAGTTGTTAAGTCAACTTGTTGTTCAGCAACAACAGCAACAGGATGAAGCTCTTCGTGCTCAAATGCAAATGGCTCAGATCGAGTCTCAACAGTTGATCGCACAGTTACAGCAAGCTGGAATGGATAGACGATTGGCTACACAAATCGGTGGTCAAATGGCTGTTGAACGTATGCGTCAGATGGGAGGCTTACAGCAAGCGCAGATTGGGGCAGGGGCACGTCTTGGGGCTGCTGAGGTGGGAGCGCAAGCACGGGTGGGGGCTGTTGGTCTGAGAGAACGTGGAGCTACGGCAAGAGCCGCAATGCCTTGGACAATGGGGGCTACACCTGAAGCCATGTTGAGGGCACAAACTCAAATGGGAGTCGCGCAGCTTCCATATCAAGCAGTTACTCCTGCTGACCTATTGAGACTTCAAGCTCAAATGGGAATCGCACAACTCCCTTGGACAATGGGGGCTACCCCTGAAGCCATGTTGAGAGCACAAACTCAAATGGGAGTCGCACAAATGCCTTGGACAATGGGTATGACTCCCGATCAGATCGCACGTCTTCAAACTCAACGTGATATTGCTGCTATAAGAGCAGAAGCAATACAACCACGAGAGACTCCTGAGCAGAGGGCGCAAAGAGAGACAGTGAATAGACTACTTGCTCCAATTCTCAAAATGTCACCGAATGAAATTGAGAGAATGTTTCCTGGTACGACTCGGCAACCTTTCTGGCTTGGTCTATTGAATCCTGCCAACTGGATCGCAGAGGAGACTGTGGACTGGCCCAAAGTTATGAAAGGCCTTCGACAAGTAGCGGAAGGAACTTCTGCGTCTCGCGCAAGACAACTCCTCGACCAAGCCCAAGGCAAATAAGAATGTACGAGAACCTCACTCACAAGGACGCTGATGATATTGCAGCGGTTCTTGAGGAACGGAAAGTTCCTGAAGATCAGTGGGAATCCACATTCCATCATCTAGCAAGAGAAATTAGTTACCAAAAGTATTCCGAAGAAGCCCCTTATGGCTTCTTTCCTGGAGCCTTTCGTGCTGCTGTAGTTTCTACCCCCCGCGTGATAGGAGGCATTCTCAGTGGGGTTGGCCACATCCTAGAAGAGACTAAGGGAGCACCTCTCACGTTGCCTGCTCCTCCTCTCCCTGGTGTAGAACATTTATTTCCTACAGGTGAAATAGAGATCCCAATTCCTGAAGCCATTCATCCTACCAATATCGGACGTTTACTCCGTATAGGTGGGGAGAAACTCAAAGAGATTGAGTTCCCTCACTACCAACGTCGAGTGGCGGAGAAAGGAGCAGGCCGTTTATTTGAGCGAGGTTTCAGGGAAAGACTCGGTACGTGGGTTGGGGGTCAAGCTCCCGTTCTTGGTACTGCCGTTGTGACTGCTCCTGTGGGAGTAGGTGGACCCCTTCTTGCTTTCTTTGCAATGGAGAAAGACGGATTCAAAACAGCCGTTGGATCTTTGGGGATAGACGAGGATCTTGTGGAAATGGGAGGAGACGAGTATGGATTAGTTTCCGGGGCTATTGAGCAACTCCAGACTATCGGGATGTTGGCCCCTTGGAAGAAACAAGGACAGAAAGTGGCTTCCAAACGTGTTCTCTTGCCTGTCTTGCGGAGGTTGGGGAAAGAAGTTGTTGTCAATGCTCTTGAGGGAATGGAAGAAGTCGGGCAGGGTATGTGGTTCAACCGTACACTCGACCGAGTAATAGAGGAACAGAACAGACGTAACCGAGAAGCAGGAATACCTGAGATTGCTTCTGACGCGGTTGACCGTCTGAAAGAGGATTACACACAAGGTTTTGAACGAGGTTTCGGCGTAGCTGCGATAGTCAGAGCTGGTCCTGCCGTTGGTAGAGGTATTCGGGGTACAGTTAGAGGAGCGCAAGCTGCCTATGGTAAGGCTCTTGATATTGCTGCCGCAAAGAAAGGAGCAGAGTTTTTCGAGAAGATCAAAGAAGGAGCTACTATTGAAGAACTCACGGAGATGTCCAGTGTTGACGCCCCAAGTCTCACTCCTAAAGGAACAGAGCGGGCAAGAACAGAAGCACGCACTCGTCTTACTCCTGCACAGAAGAGAGCAGCCTTCAGTCAACTCAAACCCGCAAGCTATCGTACTCTCGCAAAGAACTACGGGATAGAGATTGAGGGTAAGACCGACGAACAACTGAAGGCTGAGCTTGAATCTGTCATTGGTCTTGTAGATGAGGGTCCGGTCATAAAGCAGGAGGGTGTCAGAATTGTCAAGCCCATTCTCAACAAAGCCAATGAAACTGAAATCAACCATCATAACAAGGTTGATGAGTTTCTGAGGAATGCTATCAGCACGATTGGGGCCGAGTTAGACGTTATGTTCCCAGGACTCCGTAGAGTTCTAGGGAAACTTATCAAGTCCAAACGTATCAATGCTCTCACTGAGGAGATCGTAGAAGAAGCACAACGCGGAGTTATCAATTCCTTCAGGTACAAGGCTCTTCAAGCTGTTGTGGGAGACCAGATTGCCGATGCTCTTCTTCCTTTAGATCAGACCCAACTGGATCAACCTACTAGTCTTGAGGATTCCCTCCGGCGAGACCAGTACGCGAAGTACACCGACAATCTTGAAGGAATAGTTCGAGACATCTTCCGTCATTCCCAAGGGCGTATTGCGGAGACTGAATTCCTTGTTAAACTCTCAGATCAATTCACAGTGGCTCTCGAAGATTCTCTTCATGTGGCTCCTATTCGATTAAGAGATGGAACTGTGATTGATGAGACTCAGATTCCTGAACAACAACGAGACAGAAATGGAAAAGTTGTTCATATCCCGTGGTATCGTCGCTGGCTTGCGCTTCTTCCTTCATTGGAAGACATAGAGAATCGTACTGGACTTCCCTTAATGAATCTGGATTACGCTCTCCATGAGGGATACAAACGACGTATGAAGCTCTATGTAGCTTTGAGTCTTGCCAACCGTCATATTTGGTCAAGAATCCCACGAGCTTTGCGAACAGGATTGCCCGGTCGTAGAATGGCTGAACTGGTCCATTACATTCTCACAGACTACACGCAGAAACAACGGCTTTCTCGAACTGTGGGGCGAGCGCAGAATCTTAAAGCATACATAGATGCTGTGGCTGAAGTGAGTACTGAAAAAGATAGAGGGGAGATTCTTAAATGGGCGAGAGAACTTCGCCGGGATCTCCGCGCATTCTATAACTGGTTCCCTAAAAATAATCTCATCCGTCCGGATCAATTCCATCGTGACTATGCTCCTGTGATCTACGAATTTGCGAAGAGTGATGACTTTGAGAGAATGACTTTCACTGAATGGGTAAGGGACAATCGCAATCGGAAGGACACAACGGGAGAACTGATCCGGGGGTTATCTGAAGGGAAGATCGAATGGCTTGCTGATCTAGTGGATACAGTAGTGTCGTGGAAACAGAAAGGCTATGCTACACCAGGAAAGAACAAAGCTGCTGCTGAATATGCTCGTGTGGCCGATAAGTCTTTCATGCGAGATCTGGCTTTGGTTTCTGATATTCGGGATTCTACTGACATTTACGTTCGGCAAGCCGTACAACGAATAGTTTTTGGGCACATGGTTCCGGCTGTAACAGCCATTGCTCAGCGTGGAAACAAAATTCTCACAGGCCAGAGTAGAGATCAGTTCAATCGGATCATAGGCAACTACTTCGAGTCTATTATGGGACGACCTGACGATGGGGCAATTTGGTTACAGAAACATAAACTCCTGCCCTCAGCTACGACTCATGCTCTCCACGGTATTAACAAACTCATTGACCTCTATAATAAGAGTCCTATTGCGAAACAATTCGGTAAAGTTGAAGTCCGAGACCCTGAAGCCAATTTCACTGGACGGGACGCTATGATGATGGGCGTGTCTTATATGTATGGTTGGACGCTTGGAGCACCCATGAATCTAGTTGCCCCTATTAAGAACCTGACGCAAGGCCCATTGTCCATTGTAGCGGTAGGGGTTCCTCGTTATCTAATGGGAATGCTCCATTTGAAGCAGAACTACCCACGTCTGAACAAGATGATGCTTCGCCCTGAGTTCAGAGCGTTCGAGTTCGCTGAACTTGGGACAGCGAAAGGAAGAGGGGCCTTGGTGGTCAGAGGTGTTCTTCAGCTTTACAGGATGAGTGATCTAATCAATGTCTATTCGACTGCCTCTGCTGGCCTGGTGGGTTGGGACGTTCTCGAAGCTCGGATGAGGAAGGGCGAAATAACAGATAAGGAGATCCAAGACATTCTCTGGAGAGGAAAGAAAGGAATGAAGCTGGATGATCTTGAGGTGATGAACAAGAACCGGATGGAAAGCAACCTCTTCAAAGGCGTGATCTCCAAACCTGTGAGTCTGTCTGTGATTGAGTTTATCCGCAAAGGCAAGATGGAAGACGCAAAGAAAATGTATCTTCAGTACCTTGTCAACCTTACGCAATGGAGATACGGGCCAGGGGGTACTCCAGGGTTGCTACGGAACTCTATTGTGAGGGGTTCCCTTATGTATTGGTCGTGGTGGATGAACTATACTGATTTCCTTGCAAGAGCCTCACGCCCCGGTATGTTGACTCGTTATGGGCAATGGGCGGCGACCGAGATTCTAATTGCTTCTATGCTTATGGGAATGGGATACAAAGCTTGGAGGTGGTTACTGGCAGGACCACTCCCCAGTAAGTTCATGGAGCTTGGACCCCTCGCTACTATGGCGGAACAGGTCTACAACATTCTGCGTGGAAGTCTCGTTCGAGGGACAGCGGAGATCATTCCCGGTGTACCGGAAGAAGAGAAGGAAGCCATGACCAATTACGTTAGCCGCCAGTGGGATGATCTTTGGGGGTTCTAAATCACAAACCACAATCCATAGAGTGCGAGTATGATGAGGGGAATAACTTCCCATGCCATAAGTACATGATACCACTTTGTTCGGGAGAGAGTGTTCGTTTCACGGCAAGCCAAGAACCCAAATATGACTAATCCTATAAGCCAGATGGTTCCTATGAGTTTAGCATAGAGCATCTCACTTCCTCCCGGCTGCTATATCAACCTGCTTTGCTTCAGGATTCTTCGTAACCTTCAACCCATTCTCTCCGGTCCAAAAGTCTCCGAGCATGATAGCGTCTGTGAAGTTGAGGCTCCGTTCCTTCATATCACAGCGTATCCCGTACTTATCCGTACACCTTTTAGCCGTGACTGGTTTGGGAAGCTGACCTTTCCATTGAGAAGGAGTAACTAGATCAGCGAGAGCCAAATTGAATCCTTTATCCTTCAGCATCCTTGCCATGTGTACCTGCCAAGAAGTGCAAATCGAACCACACAGAAAAGCGAGTTGAAGCGTTCCTCCTTTCCGGGCAGCATGAGTTCCTTTCGTGCCTGCTTGGAATTCAGGATATTCGAGAACGAGATTCGTGCATTCCTTTTCAGTGAAGAGATCGAAAATCTTGCTGGTCAGTCTCGCACAGCGCAGATCGAAAGCCTCTTTCCTTGTGGACGTGATAACTCCGTATTGTGTGAGTCGCAATAAAGGATCAAGAAGTCCCTGCTCGAAATAGGCATATCCCGTGTAACGAGTGGCAGGGTCCAGAGCCAAGAGATGTATTAGGTTCATTTTTCGCCAGTTTCTAGATACGCATCTTCGCGAGGAAACTAGCTGACATATCGCCTATGTACGGGATATGTGCCGACGATCCTCAAACTCTCACAGACACTTGTTGCCTTATCGATAGCTCTCTTTACGGAGCGGTTCTGCGGAATGCCGTCAATGCTAACGAAGAATGCGTATTCATTAGGACAGCCTTCAATTGTGCGTGAGATAATCCGCGACAAGTTAACATCTTCATTCTTGAATGGCTCCAGAAAACGACAAAGTGCTCCTGCTACGTTCTTTAATCGAAACGCTATGCTAGTCTTAGAACTCCCAGACAGGACTTGTCGTTTTCTTGTCACGGCATAGAAGGCAGTCACATTGAGAACCTTCGACCTAACGGGGTATTTCAGAATATCAAGTTCGTAGGCCCTGCATGCCTTCTTGCTGCACAGCGCAGCAGCATTCTGTTTCTCAGACGCTTCACGCGCAGCCATCGCTGTACTCATAACGTCACAACGCTCCACATGGGGCAGATGCGCCCTGAGCCACTCATCGCAGTGACTCATCGCGGCCGGATGAGAGTAGAGGGTCTTGATCTTTTCTCGTGCGCGACCCGCAAGTGCAAGTTTGACGTTGATAGATAGCTCCTCCTCAATGTGTAGCGAAGGCCTGACACGCATAGACGGCTTATAGTCCGACAGGATGTCAACTGTCGGATAGATCGTTCCGCCCGACGTGTTCTCAATGGGCACAACGCCAAGTCGGTTCGGTTTCTTGGCAGCAAAGTCACACACTTCAAATGTTGTTTCGAAAGGAATCAATTCCGCGACACGCCCATATCGCTTTTCCGCCACATCATGAGCATATGTCCCTTGCGGACCAAGATAGGCAACCTCACGGGATCTCATACTTCATACCTCCTTAACTAGAGGACAAGTCTTATAGTGCTCAATGGCTTTGTACTTCAGATCGTTGAAGAAATCGTTCTTACATTCAGGACTACAAAAATAGTGTTTTTCCTGCTTTGGTTGAAACTTCTCTCCACATTGTTTGCAGGCTGTTTTCTGATATTTAGGTTGAGTCTTCCTTGGCATCTCACCCCCAATGTAACACTAGTATACACCAGTGTCAACCGCATTCCTTCCAGTTTTTTCCTCTTGTTGCCTCTGCCATGATAGGAAGGCCAAAGAGATCGAGCTTCTGAAGGGCTTCACAGTAGCCCTTCACCCTTGTTGCTGGCCTATTCCCCTTGCGGATCTCACAGTCAAACTCGTCGTGGACCGCATTGACTATATGATCGTCTGTCTCTTTCATGGCTTCTGAAATCTCACACATCCACCATTTGAGGACGTTCCCTGCCGCTCCTTGATGGATGTGTGCAACGATTTCGTAAGGCTTGTGATTTGGTTGAAAGTAACACGCTCCAAAGGGATCGAGAAGGTAGCCCTGACTCTCAGCAAGGTTGAGTAGGAATCGCTGGAATCTTTTGATGAAAGGACAATTTCTATCAATCGAATCGTAGATGTCTCTGCAATCTCCTTCCGTATAGTCGAGTTCAAACTTATCTCGTAATTGGGTAGCGAATCGTTGAGCACCTGAACAATAGAGTCTGCCAAGGACTCCATGCTTGTAGGGGATGTAGAGTTCATGTTTCTTTGTCACCTTTCCGTGTCTTGTGCATCGTTCGATTACCCATAGATAGGGATTGAAGTTCTTGTCCTTCCGATACATCTCGGCAAAGACACTTTCGCCCATAAGGATCTCCATGAAGGCAGAGAACATCCTTGCTTCAATGGAGGCAAGATCGAGCTTCCAGAATTCATATCCTGGTCGGGCTATAATGCCCTCTCTCATAACAGGAGGGAAGTTCTGAGTGTTGCCTTTCACTGTAACGCCTTGCGACCCATGAAACCCGGCGCAGCGATAGCGTCTGGTGACTGCGCCGGACTGAATGAAATTGGGATGGAAGATTCCTATGCCATTAGAGAGAGGAACCGACGCAGCGAGGACATGCTCAGCGAAATGGCTGATGTTATGTCTATCACGCCTCACTCGCTCGACTGAACCAATTGTTTTGTCTCGTTTGCGCCAGTCCCTCAAAACTGTTTTGTCGGCTTTCGTAAGTCCCGAAGTCGTTGTGCGGCTTTCTCCAAGTGACTTGAGATGATCCCGCAGAGCATGTCCCATTGGGTTTGCTCTAGTGCCCATATGCGCCGCGCCTTTGCGTCTGTTATACGTAATTCGACGTAAGCCTTTCCTCTTATATTCTTGATAGAAACGGAGATCAGCAGCAATTCCTCTTTCTTCAGTCTCACAGGTGTGGAGGATCGTGCGTCTATCAAGTTCATAAGCATAGTTTCCTTTCAGTTCCTTCCAAAAGACATGAGCTAACCTCGCTGTCATTTCCACATCTTTGAGACAGTAGGCTTCAACGAGCTTCTTAGGGGGCAAGCTCATGTTCATATAGCGTTCATCGTCTGAAAGATTCTGTTCCCGGAACCACTGTTTGAGAGCAGCGAGTTCGAGATAAGTCTCACCGAAATAAAACCAAGCTAGAGACTTGAGATTGAAGGCGGGGAGAAGATTGTTGACGTGCTTTGCCATGAGGTAGGTGTCATGGATAGGACGTGAAGGACATGGGTCTTTCCTTCGGAGTAAATGAAGATCGAAAGAAGCGTTGTGCATTACAAAAGAATTAGGATAGAGAAGAGTGAAAGCGTTTATGACTGTCAAGTATTCCTTCTCTTTGATCTTCCCTGTCTCAATGTCAAACTTGCAGATCCCAAGACCCACAATCTCGCAAGAATACTTGTTGATTGAAGTGGTCTCGAAGTCTATGGCACACCAGACATCACTCTCTCGTTTCATAAGGATACAATCCTGCTTCGATTCCTTTTGGTTTCACTTTCAGACCGGCAACTTTTGCCGCCCCGTAAATCGCGGCCGCAATGTATGCCTCCTGACTTGGATTTCTAAGAGCAGCGGCAGGATGGTATGAGGCATACATATCCACGAAAGATCCGCACTTTCGTCCCGTCTCTTTAGACTTATGAGTCACAATGAAGTGTCGTCCAACCCTCATCCCTTCCCACCGTCCTATCTGGAGAGTATGAGGGCTAGACATAAGAGAAAGTGCCGTCCCTCCCATGAGAAGAATTACCTTTGGGTGAACATCCTTGATCTCCTGCATGAGATAAAGACGGCAGGCTTTCCAGCACTTAAGAAGTTCTTTACGGGCAGGTAGTTTGTTCCTTGGGGGTCTGCATTTCAAAACGTTGGTGATATAGAGATCCTCTCGCCTGAAGTCAAGTTTGTCCAAAATATGATTGAGAAGTCTGCCAGCCTCGCCCACAAATGGACGGCCAACACAATCTTCTTCGCGTCCAGGAGCTTCACCAACCAACATGAGTTTCGCTTTAGGGTCTCCCTCACCCCATAAGCACTTGGTTATAGCCGCACCGTGTAAGAGACAACGTTTACACTTGGAGTTGCGTTTCATTATAGAGCTTCCTTTCGAGTATCGGATATTACCTTGTTCGATTTACGCATATATGCGCTTCACTTCTTCAATTCTGATTTCACGGTTTCCGTGTGTGCGCCGGATTCTCCGCTTGCCGTCCTCAATGGCCTCGTCTTCATTCTCGCCTCGCGCTTCAACAAACCCATCGTACATCGGCATCCCTATCCCACCGGGTAACCATGCCTTGATCTTCCATCGTTTCATGTCATACTCCTTTCAAATCGAACAAAGCAATCGAGAGTATTGCGCTATCCGCGCAAACTCTCATTGCCAGCGTTGGCATCCACTTTCTTGACATGGCGTTCTGCCACGATCCACGGCCGTCCTCCGTGAAGGCTCATGCGGTCCACCATGTAGTAGCCGTCTCGCCATTCCGTCACGATGCCTTGGTGCATGGGGACGGCCTCGCCACACACGTAGACATAGCACTGCACCCGGTCGCCGACCTGGATGCCAACAATGGATTCGACCGTATCCAATGAAGGCGCGTTTTCAGCCTCGTAATCCTTCTGGCAATCACTGCACGGCAACCGCCGATCCAACCCGTGTTCACATTCAGCCTTCATTGGAACGGTCACTCCTGTCGTTCGCCATACGGTACACAGGTTCCGCATGAATGGTGTCCTGGTAGTGGGCCTGCATCCCGTAGGCTATGCCCCGCGCTTCGGCCTGAGTCGGCCACGTCTTCGCGTCTTCCTCCCTCGTGCTCCATTCATTCTCGCGGGGTTTCCCTGTGTAGAACTTCACGGGGTTGCGCCCCTTCACTAGCGCATAAACAGTCTTCACGTCTGTCCTCCCGCACACGGCCAGCGACCGCGCACATTGATCCATTGCCCACTCGTCAAATCTCATGGCGAACAAACGCCTCCACCGTTACGAGGGTTCCGCTTCGCTACACCCTCGAAGGTGAGGCGAAGCGTTGGCCTCTACCTCATTCCCCCACACCGTCCAACCGGGACGGGCGCGGCGGGCGAAGATGTCCAGCCGGTTTGATCCGAGTGGCTCCACCATGCGGTAGAACTCATCCGGCTTGGCACTGTGTCGTTCGGACTTCCCGCTGAACACCGTAGGGATGGCTTTGCGGCGCGGGTACATTTCGATCTTCCCGCGATACCCAAACAGGCAAAACTCCGTCCGATGGTGAAACCCGAACAGGCACATTCCGTTCGCCTTGTCCCATGTCAGCGTCCGTTGGTAGCGGAAGCCGTAGGCGTCCATCACGTCGAAGGCGTCACGCAGGAATGCGTGAGTTGTCCACAGGAACAACACGGCCTTGTCTGCCGCGCACCCGGTAACCGGCATGGCCTTGATCTCGTCGAGCGTCATTGTAGGGTAGTCAAGCGCGGCAACCTGATTCGGCCTGACCTTGCGGACGATCTTCTTGACCGGCCACGGTGGGTCGGACACCAGAAGATCAAACCCCCGGCCAACAAGAGCATCGAGGGTACAGTCATTCGCTGCGCTCATGCCTGACCCTCATGCTCGGCGTTGGCCGTCTCTACTTCATTTCCCCACACCGTCCATCCTAGGCGTTGCCGCCTTCTGCCCAACAACCGGGGATGCCCAAGATGCCAACCCTGACAGTGAGGACAGTGATAAGGTCTCACTCCTCTATAGGGATTACCGTGCTTCCTCATTCTGTGTAGGATTTTCTCTGCCCGCTTCTCTGAAGCATAACGGATTTTCTTTTCGCATTCAAACCAGACTTGAGGTGTAGTCATTAGGCTCCCGGTGGTTTTGGTCTTGGCATGTGCCTTGCCCCCGGAGGACCGTCCCATGCTTCCTCTGGAGGAACGTTCGTTCGTGGATCTCCGTACATGATATGATGCCAGTGTTCAATATGAATAGGGTAGTTAGCACAACCAGTAAACACGAATAGAATAAGCACCAATAAAAATTTCATTTCATCTCCTGTCCACACATAGGGCAATACCTTTTCTTCTTCCCTCGGCGTGGAAACTTGTATGTCTTCATGTCAGTCTCAAGGAACTGTAAGGCTTGAGGATTAGTGAAGCTCCAGTCGGTCAGGTCTTTTCCTTCAGAATCTAAAGGTTTAAGAATCTCTGCCTGATAAGCCACTCCCTGAAGTTTCTCAAGAACCTGTCTTGCTCCTTTCTTACCTGCACCATCGTTGTCGTAGAGAATCCACACGAGCTTGTCAGCGAAGAGATAGGTGTACTTATCGTTCCATCCATTCGCCCCGCCCGTCCATGTCACCGTGGGTAGATCGAAACCTCTACCACAAAGCATGTCCCACTCTCCTTCAACAAGCAGGAGCCTACGTTCCTTCACGATTAGGTGCTCAGGATACAAACGTACTTCACCTTTACCTTTGATGTTGAGAGCCTTGGTCTTGTGCTCTCTCAACCAGCCCATACGCCGGATGTTCACACACGAGCCGAACTGATCGTAGATAGGGAGCGTGATCCTGTTGTCAGAAGGATCACGTCCGATCTGAAACTGCACAATAACGCTTGAAGGAAGATGTCGGTTCATTGTCAGGTACTCGACTGCATCTAATCCCAACTTCTTGCCGTAAGCCTTGAGTTCGCATTCAGGAACTACATCCACTATCCGGCCATACAGCAGTTCCTTTGTCTGTTCGTAGTCGAGATCCTCCAGTTTTGCAACAAGTTCTACTATGTCTTTGGCTTTTTCCCCGCAGGCATGGCAGAAAGCCCGACCGTCTTCTGAGATATGAAGAGAAGGTTTAGTATCACGATGCCAAGGGCAAACCACAAGGCCATCTGTGTTGTATTCAGGAAAGTAGGAATGAATAAGGCCAACAACATCTGTGTTGGCCTCGATGAAAGACACCTTCGGGTTTTTGATACGGTTCATTGAAAAAGAGGACGGTCGGCCAGGTCACTCATGTTTATCTGCTTGCAAATAAACACGTCCTCGCTGCGACCGTCCCTCCAGTTACCGACGTTTCTTTTTGGCAGCTTTGCGCTTTGCGACCTTCCGCTTGGCAGGTGCTCGTTTCTTCGCGGGTTTCTTCGCAGGAGCACGAGAGAAACTCAAGTTCCCTTCAGGCGTATGAGAACTGCGTCTTTCGATAGGTTGGGCTTGCTGTTTCCCATCCTCCCCTAAACCACGGTTGATGAACACACTCTGCCAAGGAGTACCATCGTCCCGCATATTCTTCGTATTGACCACTTTTGCTTCAACGGTCTCCCCAATACATTGAGCGGCGAGATCGTCGAACATTTCCAAGAAAGCAGGTACGTCAACCTCGAACTCTCCTTTTGTGTTCTTGTACCCAGGTATCACATCACCAAGGATACGCTGGATGTTGGCCGCAGCAGCTACGATCCCTTCTAACTGATCGAGCGCAGGCGCGAAAGGGAATATACTTTTGTTCGCATCGTCACCCGCTATGCAGCGCAGCCGCATGTAGTGTGAAGGGAACGTTCTTCCTTGCCTTGTGGTTTCTTTGAGCTTCGACTCGGCTATCTCAAACGTGTGGACTCCTTCGACAAACGGTGAGTTGTCAAATATTGGAGTTTCGATTGAGGCAGTCTGTCCTTTGAACCTACGTCTTGCAGCTAGTAATGCTTCGTTCATTTTGTTTCTCCTTTCTTTTTGGATCAACTTCGGTTAATCTTCCAATTCATAGAAACAACTCAGGATTGCTTTCGCGGCAGTTTCCGGTGAATCGCCTCTATCAAGCTCTTCTGGAAACACTCCCCAATGGTCTCCGGCTTCAACCCCGCTTCGAGAGCGCGTCGTAATAACGTGTTTATCTCCTTCTCCATCTGGCAAGACCTCGAAGTGCAGGATTTGGTTGGCGAGGCCCGCGAGGTACGGCCTCGATTTGCCTGAGACGCTGAACGTGGCTGTTTGGATCGTACCACCTTTCACCCTCCTTTCCTGATGATAGACGTGCATGACAACAATGACGCCTTTACCTGCTCCTGTCAGGATTCCCAGTTTTTCCCGGAACTCGTCGAAGATCTGTACCCATGCAATGCCGTGGTCGGTTTGTGTAGGATCTGCAATACCGAGTCTCACGCAAACAGCGTCAGCAATCGCTTGGTACATAGCGTCTCCCGTATCAATTCCAATGGGATTGAAGGGAGACTCCGCAGCCCACTGAAACCATTCCTCTATTTCCTCTAAGGTGGAGAGAATCTTTCGGCGTGTCCCCGTACCATTGCAATTAGAACAGTTCTTCTTACCCCCGCAGGGACATTTCTCCGAAGTACAGTTGAGTTCCACACCACCAGAACCCGGCTCGAAGAGTATGATGAAAGGGTTGACTTCATCGGAGAGTCCATACTCTTCCGCTATCTGGCTTAGCGCGGCAAGTGTGGAGGTCTTACCTACCTTCGGTGCTCCTACCCATATCTGGATCGCTTGCGGGAAGTTGTAAGCCGGAGCGTGCTTCCGTATAGGAACACCTCCCGGTCCCACTAACTCAGCTTTTTTCTTTGGCATCTTTTTCCTCCTTTTCTTTACTCAACTCAGGATGTAGTTCTTCTTTTAACCGATACAATCCTCGGCATTCAGGACTATCCCATCCGTCTTTGTGTCCTTGCAGCTTCGCAACACAGGCGTTCACGAACGGACAAGCTCTGCCGTACATACCGCTACATGATTCAAAGTTCATAAACGGCACGCTGTCTTGGAGCATAGTCAAGATGTGAAGCAGTTGTTTCTTCACCGATTCGATAGTTCCCTTCAACACTTTGATAGGTGGAGGCCGAAAGAATTTCTTCTCTGGCTCATCGAGGTATTGCTGAGTGACCCTAGCTTCAAACTGAGCAAGTGATTCCCTACCTCCTGACTTGTCTTTCTTTCTACGCAGGTTGCTCTTGATGATGAAGTCTCTTGCGCGGAAGTCAGGATACTCACCCATGAGAGTCAGGCAACCCTCGCAATAAATGAGATCCTGGAGACTCATCGGCAAGACAACATAAGTATCTTGGGCTATCCGGCTTGCTGATTTGTTCTCCCAAAGAAAGAGCTTGTCGGACTCTCTATTGCGGTTGATTCTGTCTATGACTCCCAAGACCAGATAACCTCCCAACTCGAATTGGAAAGGCTCTTCGAGATAGAGCGTCTCAAACTCGTTGATCTCATCGTGATACCTACTCTTGTAGCCAAGACAGGCTCCCACCATAGCGGCGAGCTTGACCTCAAGTGCATCGTCTTCTTCTGGGGGCAAGCCTCCTGTTTCTTCTTTGGCTCTGTTGATGATCTTAGCTACCCGCTTGAGTAGATTATCCCGTAACATCCTGTGTGACTTGTGGAAGTGTTTGAGTGCGTAATGAAGGAACTCTCCCTCAAGGAAAGGAATGTTGACTGTAGTTGATTCGATTCCCACTCCTTCTACTCTGAACCGGTAGTATTCTTCCATCGGGCATCGAAGGAACGAAGCTATCCGGCTGTATGTAACAGTGGGCAGTTCCTCTTTTCTTCCTTCACGTATTCTCTCTGTTACTTCTTTTTTTCTCATTTCTTAACCTCCCATCTCGACACAATCCGAATTGTCATACTATCACCTTATTAGTGCTCCGGTTCTGATATTGCCTTAACCGCCGCTCCGATTCCTCTGTTTCGGCTTCCTGCCGCGCATGTTCATCCAGCGACTTCACACGACGCCCTCCTGTCCCATCGCTATGCGCGACATCCGGTCGAACGCACCCATTGACCAATCGGCATCGCACGCGTCCCACCGCTCGCGTGCCTGTCCGGTCGTGATGAGAATGAAGTCGGGCGCGGCCTCCGTGTCCAGCATCTCGAACTGTTCCTTTTCCCTGTTCCAGTGGATCTCGTATTGCCTCCGTTTCATCGTTTTGCCCTCCGTCCTCCTTGAAATTGACTTCTACGGTTTTTCCCTTGTAAGTGATCTTTGTTTTTTCAAACCAAGTGTCACACAAAATCGCTCCGAGCAGGTCTGCTTCGTGCAGGTCTGCTTCGTGCAGGCTTGCTTTGCATAGGTTTGCTC